AAATCACAGGGGAAATGGTGGTTGGTGGTAATCTAGTAGTGAAAGAAACCCCGCAGTCTGAAAAGAACTAAACATCAAACCCCTTTTTTTCTCTTGCTTCTCTTGCTTCCCCTACTCATTAGTTTTATTATCAGAATGCTTTTATTAGTTAGTGTTTTGTTTTTTACCCTTAAGGTGGAGTTTTACAATGAGTGATCTAAGAGATGCAGTTATCAAATTGGCAAAAGAGACTCCTGTTTTACGGAAGCATTTAGTACCTTTGATTAAGCAGGCTGCTCAACTTAAATATGAGCTAACTGATATTAGAAAAGGCAGACTTACTCGTATCAAGGCTTTAAGAAACCTTCCAGGTAGTGTTAAGATAGGAGACCTTGGTGGTTGGGTAGAGTCTGAAAAGAATTTAAGTCAAGCGGGTACCTGTTGGGTTTATGAGGATGCCTCAGTAAGTGGTGATGCACAAATTGCAGGTAGTGCTATAGTTTCTGATAACGCCCAAGTTTTAGGTAATGCAGTTGTTTACCAAGAAGCTCAGATTTCTCGTTACGCCCAGGTTTATGGTAGTGCTGAAGTTTCCGGTAAAGCCAAAGTTTTTGGGGGTGCCAAGGTTTATGATAATGCCTTGGTCTCTGGTAATGCCAAAGTCTATGACGATGCCGAGGTATTTAGTAATGCCGAGGTGTTTGGTAAAGCTCAGGTCTTTGATTATGCCGAGGTGTTTGGTAAAGCTCAGGTATCTGACAATGCCGAGGTATTTGGTAAAGCCATAGTCTATGATAATGCCAAGGTATCTGACGATGCCAAGGTATTAGGTAAAGCTCGGGTCTTTGATTATGCCGAGGTTAAAGACGAAGCCAAAGTTTTTGGGGGTGCCAAGGTCTTTGGCAATGCCGTAGTTCGTAGCACTGCCTCTGTCTTTGACAACGCCAAGATATATGGTAGTGCATGGGTCCTTGGGAGGGCCAAGGTATCTGACAATGCCGAGGTATTTGGTAATGCCTTGGTCTATGATAAAGCCATAGTGTCTGGTAATGCCCATGTTTATGGCGTGGCTGAAATCACAGGGGAAATGGTGATTGATGGTAATCAATTAGTGTCTAAGACGCCACAGTCTGAAAAGAACTAAGGGGGGGGTTTCATGACCACGTCCAAAAGACTTGCAAAACGTTATCTATCAGCACTTACTAAAGGGCGTAGTTTAGTACAGGAACAGGACAGGTGGTATGTGGAAGGGGACTCTTGGAGTATCAAGGATCTTTTGAAAAGGCAAGGCTTTAGGTGGGATTCCCATTCAAAGCGTTGGTGGATCTCTGAAAGGCTTTATAAGACAAGAATTAAGGATGTACAAGAGCTGATCAGTCCAGATACAAGTAGTGTTGAGGCAGAAGATTTAGGTAAGGGCATCAGGACTGAAGTTAAGCAAAACAGGGTTTATCTTGTGGGGCCTACTTTTGAGATCAAAGATGATTTGAAGAGATTAGGTTTCCGTTGGGATCCAGGAGCTAGGGCTTGGTACACAAAGCTATTAGATTGGTCAAGGGTGCGAAATCGTGTGCTTAATCTTGTGGATACTATTAAGACTCGCCAAGAGATTGAAAGAGAGAGATTGAAGCAAAAAAGAGATGAAGATGCTCAGTGGGAGCAAGATGAAGCAGACATCAGGGAACTTGATGATGATAATTATAATTATGAAAAATACCTAAAAAGTTGGGAGCAAGATGTTAAACAGACGCGCAGTCCTTCTACTAAGCAGATAAATTACGCTCTTTCATTGTTCCGTAAAACAACTATTGGGGAGTGGTCTGATATAGGCTATCAGCACATACCTTCAAGAGATGACTTGGAACGGACGACCTCAGCACAGGTTTCCCATATTATAGATTACTTGCAGGAGTACGCAGCTTGATGTGTACCATCCAAAGACTTGCTTCTCGTTATCTATCAGCTGGGTTGACTCTTTTACATGATCACAATGTTGTGCGTGTAAAAGGGAACGCTTATCCCATCAAAGACGATTTGAAGAGATTGGGTTTCCGTTGGGATGGTAAAGAGTGGTTTATCCCTGAATCTTTATATCGTGTGAAAGAGCGGGCTATCAAGCAGTTAACAAACCCTCCAAGAAAATCTGAGAGCTTTTCTAATGGCGTGACAGCAATCCCAAAAGGTGATAGTATTTATGTTATGGGGAATGTCTTCTTTATCAAAGACGATTTGAAGAGATTGGGTTTCCGTTGGGATCCAGGAGCTAAGGCTTGGTTTGTGCGGGAGGACATGTGGGATCGCGTCAGGGGTGCTGTAGAGGTGCTTTCAAAAAAAGTACCTCCAAGGCTTGATGGCAGGGCAATACGGAAGCAGCGTAGAAATACTGTGGTGCCAGACTATGTGTATCCTATTTCAAAGACAGCCATTCCTTCTACCAAACAGCACAAACAGAACATAGAGAATGGCCGTGGTGTTGATCCCGGCGGTGATGCTGTTACTCTTGTTGAGTATGGAGAAGTAACACCTGAATGGGCTATGAAAGTTATAGAGAAGCTAAAGGATCCTGATGCTGCTTTTGCTTTAGCAACACATGGCGGCTACGCCCCTAAAGAATGGGCTATGAAGATTATAGAGAAGAGCCGTGTAGGTGACCCAGCAGACTTAGCTTTCAGGCTAGCTGTTGAGCTAGGTGCCTCTATGCAATGGGTTAAGCGGGTTGTTGAGAGAGTCAGAGTAGGCAACCCTGCAGCGATAGCAGACATGCTTTTACGTAGGGGGCAAGTTACAAAGGAATGGGCCATGAAAATTAAAGGAAGATCACACAGCAGTCAGCGTCTAGCATCCCGTTATTTAGAGTCCCTTCGGACAGCACGTCTGAATTTGGTACAAGACCATACTGTTGTGCGTATTGAGGGTGACACATATCCTATCAAGGATGATCTGAAAGACTTGGGTTTCCGTTGGGACCCATCAGTTAAACAGTGGGTAATCCCACAGCCTAGGTTTCACCTGAAAGAGCGTGTTATCAGGCAGCTAATAGAACCTCCCAAAAGACCTAGCTTTATGTCTGAGAAGTTGTCTGATGAAGTGACAGCGGTCCTTAGAGGCGATAATGTTCATCTTGTAGGAAACACTTTTCATGTCAAAGATAACTTGAAGAGGTTGGGTTTCCGTTGGGATGGTGGTGCTAAAGCTTGGTATGTTAAATTTGACAACTGGAAGCGAGTACAGGATGCTGTAGAGGCATTAATAAAAAGCACACCAACACCGAGCCGTGTGGTTAGTAGACCCAGTGGAGGTGGTGGTACGCAGAAGCAGATAAACTATGCTTTGAGGCTTTTAGAAAGGTTAGGTAGTCATGGGTGGCATGACTCTGATTGGGGGCAGGGCTCTCACATGCCTACAAGACGTGAAGTTGAGAACATGTCTGGGCGTGACCTATCTGAGATGATTGATATGATGAGGGGCGAGTTTATATAGGCGGGGAGATTCACACCGTTCATACAAACTTACGTAAAGTTATGTATGTGGATTGGTTGCCCAACCCAACCCCAGAATCACATGGCACCCTCGTTAGTTTTGTTATCAGAATCCTTTTAGTAGTTAGTGTTTTACTTTTTTGCCTTGAGGAGAATTTAAAAATGGCATTTCACAGCACAAATTTTGGTTCCTTTTCCAGAGGACTTAGACCTTTTATAGACAAAGACGGGTATGTTCCAGAAGATGGAGATCGTCAGTCTCTGTTTATTTTTGAGGGCGAGCAGATGACAAACAGTGATTGGCGCTATTTTGTAATGAAGGCTGTAAGTGCTACTGAAGAGGCTGTGGAAGATCTTAAGCACTGGAGAAAAGGATCCGTTGACCTAAAAGACGCAGTTATCAAGTTGGCTAGAGAGAACCCTGAGTTGCGGAAGCATTTGGTTCCTCTAATTAGGCAGGCTAAAAAAGAGTAGTCTACTATATGCCACGTAAACGCCGTAAAAACCCCTTCCCTTCAACATTATTTAAGAAAGCCTATTCTGAACCATCGCCCGATGGTTTGTGGTGGGTTTATGTCCTTGAATCCGTCAAACCCATACTAGCCCGTTCCTATGGGCACACCTATGTAGGTTCCACAAACAACCCTGTGCGTCGCTACAAGCAGCATATGGGCGTTTTGCCCGGAGGTGCCAGAGCTACTAAGAGCCATAGGCCGTGGCGCATAGCAGCCATATTTGGGCCTTACAGCAACAGGTCTGAAGGTTGCAAGGCTGAGTATGCTCTAAAGAGGCGGCGGGGCTTAGGGCGTGTTAATTGGAAACCAGAAAACTCAATCTGGTGCAGGGGCTTAGGGATAGAGGACCCTCGTGTAGTAGAAGGACGCCGGTTGCTTGAGGGCTTTCAATCGTTAGACGCATTATAGAACACGGGAATCTAGGAACGTGTTTTTTATTGAAGGAATTGTAAATATGAACGCTCTGAATAAACTGGCTGCTCGTTATCTTGAAGCATCAGGATTTGATAATATAAAGAACTACTTGAAGGATAAAGCAGACCAAAGGCTTGCCTCCCGTTATATGGAAGCAGCAGATAAGGCAGGCAGCAACTTTATACTTCGCTAAGGATTAAAAAATGGCATTGACCAGACAACAGTCAGTAGTTACTTTTTCCACTAATTCTGGTGGGCAGGAATACCTGTTTGATGTGCTGGTAGATTCTTTTGGGGCTGTCTCTGTAAGAAATGTCAGGAGTCCTTTGGGGCTCATCATGGACCCGTACACTACAATGCCTAACATAGTAGTTACAGATATGCAAGAAGCCAAGCTTATGGTAGCCCAGCTTATGTCTGAAACGACTGTTACATCCGGCACTATAACCTTTGCAGGAGAGACCAGCCAAACTCAGGCTATTGCTTCTGGGCTACTAAACAATACAAACTATAGAGTGGCTTACACCACTACGGATGGGATGCTCCTAAATACTACAGGGCAGACGACTACAGCTTTCACAGTGAATGCGGCGTCCGCTTATGGTACTGTTGCAGTCCCTATAACAGTAGATTATACCATATTAGTAGCTACACAGCAGACTAGTGGTTATAGTGGCACAGCTTCTATCATACAGGCAGATGCGGGTGCTTCAACCGTAACCTTCCCTACGGCTATGGTTACAGAGAATTACAGTGTGGTTTTATCTCCGAACGGCTTTATGCCAGTTTATTTGAGTGCAAAGAGCAAGACGGGTTTTACAATTCAATTAGGCTATACCATGGAAGTTGGGGAAACCGCTACCGTGGGTTTTGATGTGTTTGTTTGATTATAGAGGAGTGTACACCATGGAAAAAGTATCTAGGACTGAGTTAGTCAAGTTGGCAAAAGAGATTCCTGAGATGCGGAAGCATTTAGTACCTTTACTAATGAGCAAGTCCGCTATGGAGTTTGACACACCAGAAGCACTTAAGAAATATCTGAAAGAACACCCAGGGGCAGATAAGTCTTTACATAAGGTTAAGAAACAAGAAGCCCCAAAGAAGGTACCTGCTAAAGAAGTTCCGAAGGGAAAGTGGGGGCAAGACTTTAATGGTTCAGATGGTTATACAGGAGAGCGCCTGCCCAAAGATGCTATAGATGATATGACCCAAATAGGGGGTGTTGAGTCCCAGGTTAATGATTGGGTTGAAAAACTTGGATGGCATGTGCCTATCGAAGCAGGAAAACAGTACATCCAGGAAACAGGTGCCTACGACGAAGAGGAGCTAGAAGATAAGGACCAAGATTGGGTCAATGAATTCACACTGTGGCTTGCAGCTGGGGATCAGCGGAAGGAAGAACAGCAGGCGGAAGAAGGCTCCTATGAGAGCCCCTCAAAAAAAGCAACCTTACTTAAGTTGGCAAAAGAGATTCCTTCTTTGAGGGCATTGGTTGTTCCACTACTTAGGGAAGCATCTGATCCTAAGTATCAGAACTATGTGAAAAAGAAACGCGACAAGGGTGAGAAGCCTTTGGACCAGAAGGCTTGGGAAAGCAAGGTTTTGAACAAAGGCGTGAAAGACAAGCAGATCAATCTGCCTTTCAAACCCAAGAAAGAAGAAGTTCCTGAAAAGAAAGTTCCTGAAAAGAAGGTTCCCTCTGAGAAAGACAGTAAGACAGTCGCCCTGTCCCCAGCGGCTAACAAATCTTTGGTAAGTGCTTTGGAGGGTTTTAATACATCTGGTGCTTGGGAACATGTGATTAGTTTCGCTCTTTCTGGCAAACAACCCATTGAGAAGAAACATGCCCAGAAGGTGGTGGATGACATAGACTCCTATTTGGAGAATTGGGACAGTACAGCAAAGTCTTACGGTTGGTCAGCCAAGGATAAGAAGAATCTAATTAAGGCCAAAACTATTCTGGAAAAAGGTCTGGGGGGAAAGAAAGCCCCTGTAGAAGAGAAGAAACAGGAAGTGCCAAAGAAAGCCCCTGCAAAGAACAAACCTAAAACAACGGGCACGTGGAATAAATGGCTTGGAGGCAAGCAGAACCTTAACACGATAGCTATTAACAACCAGCTTGAAAATACAGACATGGACGAAGTAAAGGAATTTGTAAAGTCTAAGCCTTGGCCCGCCAAAGGGAATATTTCAGATGCTCAGTTAATGCAGAAGTTCCTTCAGAATGCCACACCTGAAACCCGTGAGCGGATGAAAGGGCTTAGCCCCGTAGAATTCAAGGAAATTATGGCTGCTATCATGGATGATGAAGAAGGTAATGGCAAGAAAGCCTCTGATACTGTTCTCCGTTCTGCATTGATTAAACTGGCCCATGCTAATCCAGAACTGAGATCTCAGTTGCTGCCACTAATCAAAAGATAAGAAGTCTCAAGACTTTACAACGCCCAATATATTCAGCAGCTTTTCAGTGACCGCCCGTACTACAAAGTTTTTAGCAGCCTTCCGGCGTAACCGGGCTGGTACTTGAACTTTTAATTCATGTGTATTTGTTGTCCCGTAGCAAGCTACCAGAATAGCTACATAGACTTCACCTGGGATTGAGTCCTTAGGGTTTGCTGGGTCTACTTGGTTCAAGCTGCCTGTAATCCCTACGCTTATAAAGTCTATGGGTTTGGAAAGGTTGGTCCAAGCTGCATAAGCCATGGCATTTGCAGTCTCTTGTGAATAGACACTGTACTTGTCTATGGTGTCAGCAGGCACCCCAAACCGAATCTTAGAAAGGTTGCTGTAAGTGATGTGGCTTTCAGCCAATACAAAGCTGGATCCAGGGATGTCAGTTATAGCAGAAGCCAAGGCCCCACCGGTGCAAGATTCTACTGTGTAAATCTGAAACCTGTATTTTCTCAAACCTGTAATAACTCTTTTCATCTTAAAGCCTCCGTTCATACGAGTACACTACTCTAAAGTAGTAATGGATGATCCAAGTTTAGAGTAGAGTACTCCAGTAAGTTTTTATATGAAAGGGGGCACCCATTTTGGATTCTTCAGATCAGTCTTATTTTTGGTTGTCGCACAAAGGGCAGTTAGTAGAACTAGTGGGGTTAGAGCTTGCTGCTTTGGATGCTATCCGTTCTGTTTTGGATCAAGGGCAAAACCGTTCATACAAACTTACGTAAAGTTATGTATGTGGATTGGTTGCCCAACCCAACCCCAGAATCACATGGCACCCTTAAAAAATAAGAAATTACCATTACTGAGTTCTTGCTTCATTGAGATTTGCCTAACCAACCTAAATTGATCTGGTCTTACGACCCCTCCACAAGCGTTTAAAGTCTCCGGCAAACTGGCGGCGACTAAAATGTTTATAGAAGCATTGAGATCCGCGTTGATCTCAAAACCACAAGATTGACAGCTAAATTGAGCTTGGTTCTGTCTGTTTGCCTTTTCAGTGTGCCCACAAGACGAGCACCTTTGACTCGTATAGGCGGGGTTCACTGAAAGGATCTTACAGCCATATAAGACTCCTTTATATTCAAGAAGCCTACGAAACTCACCCAATGAAGCGTCCAACATCACCCTGTTAAGCCCCCGCTTATGGGAACCTCCACCTTTAGTCATGTTCTTAATCTTCAAATCCTCAAGCACAATTAGACCGTGGCTTTTGGTCAACTGAGTTGAAGCTTTGTGCAAGTGATCCTTGCGAAGACTGCAAACTTGACTATGTGTTTTTGCTAACAGAACCTTTACTTTCAATCTATTCCTCGATCCCTTTGTTTTTCTTGCTAAACTCCTTTGTAGCTTTTTTAGTTTTCTTTGGCTTTTAGCCAATGCCTTGGGGTTTTCAATAACTGTCCCATCAGATAGTGTAGCCAAACGAGAAACCCCCATGTCTAGACCTACTGCAGACAACCCATTGCTAGAAATAGTCATTGCATCATCTGGACAGATTACTGAAACAAACCACCTATCATTTTGCTCAGACACTGTAATTTGTGCCGGTTTTCCAATAGATAGATAACCTCTTTCATTAGGCATTAGACGTACTTTGCCAATACGAGGTAGTTTTACAAAACACTCAGTTACAGTTATTGATCCTGAAAGTCTAAAACCACCAATCTTTAGTTTCTTGGATTTGAAACGGGGATATTTAGACCGGCCTTTAAGAAAACCTTTGAAAGCCACCTCTAAATCACGTAAGCCTTCATGCGGTGCACATTTACTTACATCATACATCCAAGGGACTCCGCCAGTCTCTTTTGGCTGTTTCTTAAGTAGATTTAACTCACGGTGTAGAGAATAAGCATTCGGCCAACCATCCCATTTTTTAGGTTTGTCAAGCAGCAGCCATTCTTGATAAGCTGCTTTGCAGCGTGACAAGCCCCAATTGTAGGCCCAACGGGACGCCCCTGCGTGTTGCCGCAAGGTTTCTTTTTGCCGTTTGGTGGACCGTAGTTCTACTTTGTGGGCCAGTTTCACTAGTCTTTAGCCATCTCTTTTAGAACGATTGTTCGGACTACTTGAGCTAATGAGCTGTGTCTTTTTTCAGCTTCCAATTTGAGCCAAGCAAGCATGTCAGGATGCAGGGTTACTTTAGTACTGATTTTTTTCATGGGGGTACTCCTTCTACCAATTGGGAAATTATAGGCCCATTATTGAGCTGCTAGTAGGGTGCCTGCTAGCAAGGTTCAAATAAGCCTACACCTACTTTACCCAAGTTTTAGCGAACTGTTAGCAACCCTTTACATAAACATCAAAAGAGGCTCCTGTGGGTGTAATGGTTAGCTGACGTGTTGCAGACGAGTAGCTCAGTGTGACATAATAGTTTCCAGAAGAGTCTACGGGCCAACCTTGAAGGGGTTGATTGCCCCTAGAGAGGACGCTATTGCCAACACGAGTAAGACTCTCAGTATCATTAACAACACCTATAGCTAGGCTTGTAGGGCCTCCAGATTCAGTAATCTTAGAAACGGCTGGATTAGGATAAGTGCTTCCAAGTAAATCACCACCAGCGGCCCCGGTAGGCACTCTACTATCTGCTAACCTTGCATCCGTAGTGGTTACATAAGTGTTTAGAGCAGTTGGGGCACCAAAAGATCCCGCTAAAGCTGCTTTTTGATCAGAAGTAGGAATAAAAGTATGATTATAAGCCAATTCGTGTGCTGCTCGTTGTCCTGTAACAGTTGCAACCGCAACCCCGTTAATTTGTGCGACAGTGGGGTTTGGGTACGTGCTTCCAAGCAGATCACCACCAGCAGCACCAGAAGGAGCCCTGCTATCTGACATTCTCGCATCAGTGGTCGTAACAAAGGTGTTTCCCGCCCCGGGGGCACCAAAAGACCCCGCTAAAGCTGCTTTTTGATCAGAAGTAGGGATTAAAGTGTGGTTATAAGCCAATTCGTGAGCAGTTCGTTGTCCTGTGACAGTTGCGACTGCAACCCCGTTAATTTGTGCAACTGTGGGGTTTGGATAAGTACTTCCAAGCAGATCCCCTCCGGCAGCACCAGAAGGACTGCGTGGGTTGCTCATTCTCGCATCAGTGGTCGTAACAAAGGTGTTTCCAGCCCCCGGAGTACCGAAAGACCCCGCTAGTGCAGCTTTTTGATCAGAAGTAGGGATTAAAGTGTGGTTATAAGCCAATTCGTGTGCTGTTCGTTGCCCTGTGACAGTTGCGACTGCAACCCCGTTAATTTGTGCGACAGTGGGGTTTGGGTAAGTACTTCCAAGCAGATCACCACCAGCAGCACCAGAAGGAGCCCTGCCATTTGTCATTCTTGCGTCTGTGGACGTAACATAGGTGTTTGCAGCCCCCGGAGCACCAAAAGATCCCGCTAGTGCAGCCTTTTGATCTGAAGTAGGAATTAAAGTGTGATTATAGGTTAATTCGTGTGCAGTACGTTGCCCAGCAACAGTTGCAGCCGCAACTCCGCTTACAAAAGCTATAACAGGGTTTGGATAGGTGCTTCCAAGCAGATCCCCCCCAGCAGCTCCTACAGGAGCCCTGCCATTTGTCATTCTTGTGTCCGAGGAAGTTACATATGGATTTATTGCGCTCGGGGCACCGGAAGTTCCTGCTAAAGCAGCTTTTTGTACAGTAGACGGGATGTCTACATGTAGGTAGGCCACTTCGTGTGCTGCTCTTTGCCCTGCAACGGTTGCAGCAGCAACACCACCTACAAGGGCTACTGTTGGGGTGGGGTAATGCCCACTTAAGTCACCAGCAGCAGCCCCAGTCGTGGGCCTGCTGTCTGTCATACGAGCATCGCTGTTTGTAACATACTTGTTAGCAGCACTGGGAGCACCATCAGTGCCAACCAGTGCACCCTTTTCGTTTGCACTTGGAAGTGTGGCATGGGCAAAGGCAGCTTCATGTGCTGTACGTTGTCCTGCAACAGCAGCAGTACCATCTATAAGATCTACCGTAGGGTCTGGGTAAGCACCGCCCAAATCACCACCAGCGGGGCCTGCAGGGTCAGCCCCCTTAAGAAACCCTTACCTAATAGCTAGATAAATATAAACAATATAAACAGCCGAGTCGGTTGATTAGTTATAGGAAAGCCTTTGTTGAGGTCCTATGGTTTCGCCTCTTTTTCCCATAGGGCCTCACTTTAAGAGGAGCTATTCTATGGGATACAGACAATTATCAGACATACGGGTGTACGAGTATGTGCTAGAAGACGGCACAGTAGTCTGGTCTTTTACCAAATCACCGAATCTAGTAACACCGCCACAACGTATGTCCCTGCAAAACAAACACGGACTTCTTCTATCCTCCTTTATTGGAGGTCTTAGAAAAGAAGGCATGGCACTTTTACGCGGTGCTGAAGAAGATGATGTTGGGTAATATAGAGTAGATTCTATTGTGGAATAAATTTAAAAAGGAGAACACAGATGACTGACAAGATGCCCGAAGTAGCAGGTGAGACACCCCAGGATCCCAACATTGTGGGGACACTGAACGAAGAAGAAATGCAGACCTTGTTTGGTTTGCGGCAGCAGGGAAGCCAGATCACTATGGAGATTGGTTCCTTGGAGCTTCGCAAGGCAAAGTTTTTGGGGGACATGGCCCGAGTGGAACAGAAGGGACAGGAACTTCTGCAATCCGTAGGAAAACGCTTGAATTTGGATGACCAGTCTTGGCAGGTATTGCCTGACGGTTGTATCCGAATGGTAGTTTTGGATACAGCTCCTGAAGCGGAGACTGCTAAGGAGACTGCGAAGGAAGGCTAGATGACGCAAGGATGGGACCCCACTCCCGGACAGGTAATTTACCCACCTCAGAATGGTCAAGTGACTTCACCCTTTCAACAGGGTGTCCACGACATACACTGGGACAACCCGGCATTATTGGGGGGTAACTCTCAATTTGTCGTGGTTGGGGTGAATATCTATAGATCTGATGTTTCAGATCGGGGTCCCTTTTTTCGTATTAACTCAGTTCCTCTAGGTGGCAACTTTTTCCGCGATGCCACTACTAATGAATACATTTACAAAGAGTCTGTACGGTGGGATACTGCTTGGGTTGCCAAGGGGGATGCTGCTAATAGTCGTAAGTGGGTTTTTAGAACTACAAGGCCCATAGTCAAACAAATCCCGGAAGGCCCCTTTCAGGTGGTTACGAATGCCAACCAACCTTCGGACATAACATTATATATAGATGGTGTGCAGGTTCCTGTGGATAGTTTGTTTGGCCCCACGGGTGATGTGACTTTGATAAATGTGCCAACCTTTAATGGTGTTACTGAGAAAAACGATCCCGCAGCAATTCCAACAGCAGCCAGTGTAGTAGAAGTTTCTTACTGGACAAATAGGAATCAAGTACGGTCTGGCTTAGGCAGCAACTTATTTTATAGGTTGACTACTGTAGTCCTAGACAGTACAACACCCAGTGGTTATCGTGAGTCTGAACTTCAGAACACCCCGGTATTGACTCTGGGGGACGTGGAGAAAATAGATTACATTTGGCGGGAAGCTATTAGAAGGAATCACTGGATTCTGCAACAGGGTGGCGAACGTGTGAATGTGTTTATTAGGCGTCTATCAGGAATACCTTGTTATTGTGGTAAAGACGCTGAAACATATGAATACAATAAGCAGCCCTCAAATAGATGTACAATCTGTTTTGGAACTGGTTTCATTGGCGGGTATGAGGGCCCCTATACAGTTATAATAGGTCCCGACGATTCTGAACGTCGCATCTCACAAGGCCCTAATGGGCGTAGACAGGAACACACTTATGAAGTTTGGACCGGACCATCCCCTGTGATTACCCAGCGTGACTTTATAGTTAAACTGACTAATGAGCGTTACAGCGTAGGCCCTGTGCGAAGACCCTCTAATAGAGGCAATAGGCTGCAGCAACACTTTAACATAGCCTATCTGGATGAGCAAGATGTTCGGTATTCAGTGCCTATTGACGGAACAGTAAATTATACTTGGCCTGAGACTCGGTATGGCCTCCGTCATTACCCCCCCACACCTGTTGATGGACAGCCAGCAACAACTCAGTGGGCTGTACCAGAAGTTCCTCTCTATCCTGTAGGGGCTTCTGCTGAGATCCCTATGGAAACACAGAAGGCGGGCACGCCGGATGAAAAAGAACAAAGAGGCCGTACACCGGCTTGGGAAAACCAAAACACATAAGGAGGTTTTCAATGGCAACTTTTTTTGTTTCAGATCGTGTTAGGCTGTCTACTGGTGTAGAGGCTGTGGTTGTTTTGTCAACTTCAGGACTTGTTGCTATGGATAAGCAAGGGGCTATCTATCCTGAATCGGATCTCCTTGATGCACAGCTTGCTCCTGCACCAAGATGCGTAACAAATCCTTTCGGTCCTCCAAGAGGGCTTTCCAAGGTGACTGGATTTTCTGATTTTGATATTGCCGATGACGTAGATGCTTTGTCCGGCCCTTTACCTTAATAATGTTATGATTATCGCCCCACGCATAAGAGCAGTTTTTGGAGGCCCGCTAAGTAGAAAAACCGAAGTGACCTTTACACCAGAGATGCTGGAAAAAGTGGGTGCTTGTTTAGTAGAGGCTTTGTCAAATGAGTCAAAGAAGTACTTTGCTAAGCGGGGGTGGGTTGGACACGACCCTATGGGAGGACCGCCAATTTGGGAGTCTTTCTCTTATAGGATACGAGGTAAGAGCACCCTGGAATTAACTTCTACTTTTTATGGTATGAAGGAACTTGCAGCAGGGGGTATCCCGGAACGCAAGATGACGTGGCTTACTCAGGAAGCAAAGGACAGGAATCCTTCTGAATACCCGTTAACAAAACAGGAACAAAAACTAGGTATGAAAAGAACGGGTAGAGTATCACAAGGTGATCGGATGCCCTTAATTGTGCCCATGAAAGGGACTGGTGGTATCGTGGTATTTAGGCAGGCCCCTTTAACAACGGGATCCGCTTGGGTTCATCCAGGTATTGCTAAGTTTACTTTTTTTGAGACTGCTTTAAGAAAGTGGCGGGGTGTTTGTGCTGAATTGATAGTCCAAGAAATGTTTGCCCAACTTTCAAGCGGCAAGTGAGGTAGTGAATATGAAAGAAGCAATTGTTAAGTGTCTCTGTGCTTTTCTAAAGTTAGCAGATCTAAACCTGGAACTAAAGCAAGGGGATGAAGTATCCTTGACTATGGGTGAGGTTATGAGTTCAAAAGACTTGAAGCGGGCTATTCGTTTCAGGGCTGTAACCATTACATATAGAAATGTATGTAAAGAACAGAGGCTCCCTTCTGAAGAAGTGAAGGCCCCTAAAGTGGTGCCACCCGTAATGAAGCCCCATCCCGTGGCAGCCCCTGTAAAAGCACCGGCAGTACAACCACAGCCTTCAGTTATCCCAAACCTGGTACAGGAATTGAAAAAAGAAATGATGTCCGGGTTAAAGCAATTGTTACAAGAGCTGGCACCCCAAGTGATTGCAGGCAAAACGACACAAGTTTCACAGGTTTCTCAGGATACTCCAATGTTTATTCCTAAAGGGATGGTGTCTAAGGACACTGCTTCTGTGAAAGTGAAAACAGAACAGTCTGATGGGGGCTCTTTGGATAATGCAGCTGCGGTTTTGAAGAAAGCCCGCAAGGGAGGTAAGAAAAATGACTAAGGAAAAAACTTTGACAGGATGCTCTATAGATGTGGGCACCATGAATTTTGTTTCTGCTCGTAGGACAGCCAATGGGATTGAGACTAAACGTATGCGGGACGTGTTTTTGGATCTCCCGGCTAATGCAAAGAAGATGCTCAAACTTTCAGGGACCTCTTTTGTAGACCGTGGTGATGAGGTGTTAATCCTTGGGGATGCTGCTATGGAGATGGCTAATGTTTTTGGTAGGGAGCCCAGACGGCCTCTGTCAGCAGGTATTATTTCAGCTTCAGAAGCAGACAGTCTTGAAGTGCTTGGACTGTTGGTCAAAAGTGTGTTGGGTGAGCCAAAGAAGAAAGGCGAGGTTTGTTACTTTTCTGTACCGGCTGCTCCTATAGACGATCCAGGAAAAGATATTGTTTATCACAAGGGTGTGTTTGAACGCATTATAAAGGAATGTGGGTACACACCGTTTGCAGGAAATGAGGCTATGGCACTCATCTATTCAGAGGCTGCAGCGGAAGGTTTCTCTGGATTATCGTTGAGCTACGGGTGCGGAATGACCAACGCTGCACTTGCAATAAATACTATTGAGGGCTTGACTTTTGCAGTAGGACGGGGCGGTGACTTTATAGATCGTGGGGCAGCCCAGTCTGTAGGGTCTACACAGGCTAGAGTATGTGCAATCAAAGAAGCGGGGTTTGATCTGAATAACCCAGATGGCCGTGTCCAGGAGGCCCTAGCTTTCTATTACAAGGCTCTTATAGAGTATACACTAGATAACATAGTAGCTCGCTTCAAGTCCATTGAAGGCCAGTTTGCGCTGTCTAAGCCCATACCACTAATAATTTCAGGAGGTACGAGTTTGGCAGGTGGTTTTATGGAGTTCTTCGGTAAGGTGTTTGAGGAGCGTAGAAAGAAGTTTCCTATTGACATATCTGAAATCAGGCAGGCTAACGAGCCACTAAATGCCGTGGCTTATGGGCTACTGGTTCAAGCAATGCAAGAAGGAGAAGATGATGACTGAAGAAATTAGAGACATTGAATTTGTAGCGCTTCCTAAAGGTCTGTGGGCTTTTGTTGAGAGAGAAGGGGTAGAAGCGTTCGAAATTGAGAAAAGAGACATACCCGTAAAAATTAGGTTTGTCAAACCTGCTGACACAGAATAAGACTAATAGGGAGGTGTCCCATTTATTTCCGTTTAACAAGCGCATTGAAAAGAAGATTCATCCAAGAGCTGCGGAAGTACTGGATGTACCATCCGCAGTATCCAGACTTGGCAAATAACATCCAAGGGAAGTATTCTTTTCAAGAGAGGCCCTCTTATGGGATTATTGTTAAAACGGGCAGCGGAACTAAAGTAGACCTATCTGCAGACAATTATGTGGGCACTGTAATTAGCCACACCTATCTGGCAAAAGTACAAAACTTCCCAGGGCAAGCTATAGAGTGGGTACGGGAAGATGCTATTGCAATTCAAAACAACAATAGTAACTTTCCATCCCCTCCAGGTATTTACTACATAACACTTACACAAGACAGAGAGTTTTATGTAGACCGAATGTTGGATGCCCGTGGGGAGCAAGTAGTCATGTCTGATTCCACACACGGTGTTCTACTTAGTCCACCTATAGCGGGATCTATTCGATTGTATCAGGCTCCCTCTAACTATCAGTTAGTAGAAGGAACTGAGTACACACTAACCTTAGACGCAGCAGGGGATCCCACTGGTGAGATTGCTTTGACAACACCCATACCTACCGGCTGGGTGTTAGTAGCGGACTATAGGCTAAATGGGGGGCAGGGCGGCCCTTATACAATCAACCCCAACTATGCTGATACAAAAGCTATCCCCGGTGTGGTTTTGGCTTTTGGGCGACGTAACCAGAAGGACGACCGGATGGCAGTGGTAGTAGAGCCTTATAGGCGGCCTACAGCCCTTGAATACGGTGGCCAATGGGAAATGACTCTGGACTTTGATGTCACTTCTAGAGACTTAGACGCTCAGCAAGAGATAGCAGATTTTTCGGTTATGTATCTTTGGGGTGTTTTGCGATCTCAGTTGGCTTCTGAAGGTTTGGTTATTACAGATGTTTCACTGGGTGGCGAGTCTGAAGAAGTTTATGATGAGAATGGTGATGATTATTTTTACAATTCCAATTTTTCTGTTACTGTAACCACAGACTGGTCTATCCATGTACCGCTTGCAGTATTTGTCAGGGCGGTTTCACCTTTGCCACAAGACCAGCTGCGTTTACTCAGCATGCTACCGGATGACCAACTAGGGGCCGTCCAGAATAATATTACGATGCTGGAAAGCTTGGGACTACAAAGTATGTCGGATCCTTATTTCAGCAACAGAACAGAAACTTTTGAAGCACTTAAATAAAGGAGGCTGAATTTATGCCACGGTATCAATATCAATGTAATTGCGGGGTGCTTTTTGAAGCAACAGCCTCTATGAAGGATCACAGTCAAACAAAGCCTTGTCCTGATTGTGGTGAGCAATCATCTAGAAAAATGCCTACAGATATTAACAGCACATTCAATCAGAGTATGGAAGGGATAGGCCCACAGAATACAGGGGTGTCACAGTTGGATGCTCATATAGATAGAGTGATAGGGCAGTCTGCACAACAGAGCTGGTCTGAGATAGAAAAACGTGAGCGTGTCAAAAAAGAAATACTGGCTAAGAATCCTAATATTCCTGTATCACAACTATCAAGAAATCCAGACGGATCTTATAGAATACTAAAGCCAGAAGAAAAGGCTGTGCAGGAAAGAGCCTTGAAAATTGACGCCCTAGCAGTTGAAAATCAGAAAAATAACCCCCCTCCTAATTAGCATCCTTCGTTTTTCCCTTGATACTTTTGTTTTAATAGTGTGGCAGGTCTATCCGGTCACTATGAAAATGTGAAGATTTTTTGGGCTTTAACCTATGTATGCGAGGTACTCAATGGCCTTTTCTGGAAGAAACTATGCTCCTCCTGGTATTTATACCCAGACAAATTTTGAAAACCCTTTGGGCTCTGCTTTAGAAAGCCTCAAAATCCCTGTGATTATCGGGGAAGGAAATGAGGACCTTTTCCAACAGGATTTGGAAGTGGTTAGAGGTTCCTCTGCTTCAGTAGATCAGCAAGTCGTTCAGGAGGATCAGACCGGAAGGGCTGTTTTCTCTATAAGTGCTGCTGGGGTTGTAACTAGGACAGCGTTTGATGGTGTCTTGGACAAATTCCAAGTAGTGAACCGCCCTATAGTTACAGGTGATGGCACCGGAACAACCACACTTAGCAGAAATGATATTGTGGTGACTGTAAATGATGAGCCTGTTGTGGTTCGTGCTATTACAGGCAGTACCGGTATAATTCAGCTGGCACAGGCACCTGTAGCGGGTGACCTTGTTCGTTGTACCTATTTCTTTAACAGAACAGACACTCTTGTGCTTGATGATGTTTCAGAACAGGTGCCGAACAGAATGGCAACAGTTCGGGCCGTACAGGGCTTGGCTGATGTGGATAGCCATCTTGCAGGGACAAGCACCTTGGACCTTCATGGTGATATCCTAAACCCAACTACAGGGGCAGTGGTTACTCCTGCTAACAACGTCTTGAATCTGGTTGTAGACGGTACTGCTAGGTCTATCACACTGTCGGCTAAAACCGATTATACAATGGCTCAGGTAGCTGCTGCGATAATTGCTGCTCAGGCAGGAACTTTGCTGGCCAGTACCTTTAATAACAACTATGGCATGTCTGCTTTGATGCTGACAGCAACTAACAGTCTTATTGTTAAGGCTGGTAGTGCAAATGGTGACATAGGTCTTGCAGATAATTCTGCTGACAATCGTACCAGTACCTTTTATGTGTTTAATGGACCAATTGTGGACGGAACCGGTGGCGGCGTTATTACTACCGATCCTTCCCATGTAACCGTAAGGGTTGCAGGTCGCCAGGTAATACCTACTGCTGTTGATGGTAGTACAAGAGCTGTTACTTTGGCTCAAGCCCCCGCTGCGGGTGTTACTGTTACTATTCAGTACTACTGGAATACTTGGCAAGACACTTTTGATTACCTTGCTCACATAGGGGTAACAAGTGTAAGTCGCTGTGGGACAGTTCCTGGAAGTACAGACTACACTGAGGATGCTGATTTTATTCTACAGAATGACAGAATCATGTGGGGTACAGCGGCAACTACAGAAGCAGGACTGAATACTGTAGGTGCGACAACCTTTGATACTGCCCAGATCTCAATGACCTTGGTAGACAACAGGGTGTTTATGTCTCCTTGCACGTCACTTTCAGGTTTGACATTCCAACTTCCGCTAAACCCAACTTTGGGCAATGGGCGTGACACACCTCTGGGCTCTAGCCTTTTCCAGACTCTCAGCAATGGAAGGATTGACCTTCCTGTTAACCGCCCTGATGTGATTTGGGCTTACTGGGGATATAGTGTTCAGGATGCTCTTAACAGAGGCAAGGTTGAAGTTATTAAAGTTGAGGGTATTGTCATCACCCTGAGCGAAACGGTCCCTACAGGGGCCACAGTTTATGCTACTGCATATTACAATCAATTGACAGACAGTACTTATACACTGGCTTGCATAACAGAAGGCCCTATGGGCACCGGACAGTATGGCATAACAGATGCCAATGCTGATGATGTCTATGCTCCTTATATGGTAGCAGGCAGCAAGGGTGCTGGACTGACAGGTATTACAGTTGAGTTCCCCAGTGGATCTGAGCTGCTTCCTGACTTCAGGTTTGAAGCTGGTTCGGGCAGTCTGTTTGTAGGCCCCAAAGAAGAGATTGTAACTGTTCAATTGGAAGAACGGGATGCAACTTTGGCTAAGTATGTTCTTCCGGGAACTGCACCCTATGTGTTTATCCCCAGTGAGTCAGATCACCTGAGGCTTACATTACGTGCTGCTGACGTGTTTACAGCCACAGGCTTGGACCTTGGGTCTCCTTCAGCAGTGGCAGCTCACTCGGAGGGCTTTTTCTCTACTCTAGTAGGGTCTGAAATTTCTTATACAGGTACTCTGGCTGGAACTGTAGGTCAGACATTCACTACTACAGCAACAGAAAACCTTACTCTTAAAATAGATGGTGTGACTGTTCCAGTAGTGATACCGCCTACTACAGGGTTTGACGCATCTGATATGGTGGAACGTATCAACGATAGTGCGAGTGGTCATCATGGTGTGCCTGTTGGGTTGGGTGGTGCAAGCACTATTCTGTTGGCATCTATAGCGTCAACTGCAGATGATTATTATGTGGGTTGGAAAGTTGTAATAGGAAATGGAGGGGCTGTAGGTGTGGCAACCCAGGAGACCCGTACTATAACAGCTTATGCTGGTGGTGTTACTCAGATAGCAACGGTTGACGTTCCTTGGACGGGAACACCACCTACAACCGCTGACACTTACTACATTTACAATCCTGAAACTGTAGCTGTTATGACAGGGGCCACTAAGTTTAATAGTTCTGTAGAGATTGACGCAAACGATTTCAATCTTTTGAACTTTATCTATACAGGAGATACCAACACTACTACTGGACCACTGGTTGCTACAATCTCATCTGCTACTTATGGGTCAGCCGCTCTATTAGCAGCACAAGTTGAAACCCAACTTGTAACCGCTGTCTCTACTATTTTGGGAGCAAGCCCCGAATTTACAGGCCTGACGATTTTCTGTGCTGCAAACTCAGAAGGTCAACTTGAATTTTCCATGCAGTTGCCTGGTGATGATAGTGCTGGTATGCTTGAATTTGTGGAAGATGCAACTCCTGCCAAGGACTTTGCTATTCTGGCAGGTTTGAGTACCGGTGCAGCAACTAATAGCAGTCAGACCGCTCTAATACAGGGGCCTGTGGCTTGGGCTTATGAATGCCCCGATTCTACCCATCTCAAGATTTATGACCGTTTGATTATCCGTGGCAGACTTCTACCCGGTGCTAGTACAGCTTCTATGGCTGCTGATGACACAGTATCTAATTGTGGTATTACAGTCACAGTGGGTAATGCTGCTTTGACAGGCTTGGAAACTGGAGACTACGGTGTGGCAGGTTCCGGTGCAGTAGTACACGCAGCTACTATGGCAGGTGCTGTTGGTTTTGCGGGTGGGCAAGATCCCACCACTATGCAACCCCTAATAACTTTCTATGATGGCACAGGAACACAGGCTGCAAACAACGTGTTTGACTTTGAAATTGACGGGACTCCTGTATCTGTTACTTTTACTGCAGGAGCAAAGCTGTTTGGACCGCAGACTGATGGAGCATCAGTTCTGGGCCTGATAGAGACAGCATTGACAGTTGCAGGCACTTCTATTAGGCAAGAGGGTGCTGGTTGGCGTCTGCTTTCAGGCAAAACAGATGCTCTTTCAAAGATTGTTATTGGATCTGGTTCTGCTAATAATGTCCTTGGGGTTTCTTCTGGTGCAACAGCACTTAGAAGTCTTGTATCAGTTCGGACACTTGCTTCAGCACTTATGGCAAACAAGGACACTTCTTTTGCAGATTGGGTTTTTGATTTTACAAATATACCCGCAGGTGACACCTTTGTAAAATGGGGTCTGGCTTCTGTGATACAGGATGCTGCAGGTGCTGACTATGTAATGATTCAGGACGCTCCTATTTTAATAGCATCCTTGGGGCCTGCTTCTATAGTAACCCTAACAGCCCCAACCGCACAAAGCGTGTTGCTCTATAATACAGGCATAACAGGCCTAGCTGGTGACGGTGCTGTAGGCGATCCTGCTCTAAATGGATACTTTATAACTTCAAGCGATACCACTGGATCAGGTTCTTCCGGCACATCAATTCTGAATGCTGGTACAGGTCAGGACGGAATTGTAGGCCAAACTTACCACGACGATGTTACTGGTCTAACCTTTACTATTCTGCCTAGAGGCTGGAGTACAGATCAGCAAGGCCCCTGGGTTTCATACCCAACGGGTGCTACCGCAACTTTCAACATTCGCTGCTCTACAACCTTTACTACAGGGAATACCCCGCTCAACGCCATTCCAGGCCTTGAGCTGAAGGTTGCTAACACTTACGGTGTTGCTGTAGATGATACTGCTATAGTGACTACCTTTGAAAGATCCGGTGAAGAGCCTGGTATTGGTGATCTCTACTATGTGTCTTATGTTTACAGCAAACAGGATTACGGTACACAGCTTTACACTAAGTTTGCTTCCATTGAGGCTGCTTATGGTACAGCCACTCCTGATAGCCCTGTAACACTGGCCTCTTGGATGGCACAATCTAACGGTGCTGTTCTGGTTGGTATCAAACAGGTTGAACGGGAAGAAGGCTATGCACAGGCAAGCCTGACAACTTATCGAGATGCTGTAACTGAACTGGAAGGGATGCTTCCTGGTTTTGTATCTGCGGATATCTTGGTACCCCTTAGAGGAGACAGCATTGATCTTTACAAGTTCATAAAAGCCTCTTGTGCTAAAATGTCTAGCTACAGGTACAAAGCAGAACGTACTGCAATTTTAGGTCTGCCTATGGGATCTCTTCCCCAGACTGTAATTACTACAGCCCGGACTTTGGCTGACACTCGTATGCGCTTGGTTTATCCTGACATGGGTGTTATTAACACTCAGGATAATGTGGGAGTAACCAAGGAATACATCATTGATGGTACTTATATAGCTGCTGCCCTTACAGGTTCTATTGTGAGCCCTAATGTAGACGTTGCGACACCTTGGACAGGCCGTAGGCTGGTAGGCTTCACACAGCTTGCTAGGACTCTTGATTCAGTAGAGATGAATCAGATTGCACAGAACGGTGTTATCATCCTTGAAGATAAGCCTCCTTATCTCAGGGTACGTCACGGTTTGACTACAGACATGACAAATACGCTTACCAAGTTGCCTACTATCATTATGATTGCAGACGAAGTACAGCGTCAGTCCCGTAACACTCTGGATTCCTTTATCGGCGTCAAGTTTATTCCGGGTATTGCAAGTCAGGTAGAAGGCCGTTTGTCAATGCTGCTTAAATCACTGGTAGCTGCTCAGATTATCTCTGCTTATACCGGCGTTACAACCACTACTTCGCCCGACGATCCCACACAGCTTGATATCTCAGCTTACTGGGTTCCGATCTTCCCGCTGCTCTACATACAAATCACCTTCGGTGTCCGTTCCGCTATCTAAGCCTTTCACACATAACTTAAGAAATCCTCCTTTACAGGGGATTTCTTTGTAAAAAGATTAAGACACCTCTTGACAGTGGCGGTTTCATGGGTATATTAGATTGAGGTTAGGAGGACCGAATTATGCAATACACAATGCAAGAGTTATCAGAGGCCGCGGGAGTTCCAGGCCGCACAATCCGTTATTACATTTCTGAAGGTTTGCTTCAGGGGCCCACTATGCTAGGGTCAAAAGCCAACTATACGGAAGAGCACCGGCAGAAATTAGAAAAGATCAAAAAGCAAAAAGAGCAAGGCCAATCTTTACAAGAGATTCAATTTGCTCAGCTACAAGACTTTGGAATAGTTTTACCTGAACCAGTTTGTGGTTGCGTTTGGGAAGAATACCTTGTGGCAAACAATATGTGGTTTAGATTGAAGGTGGGTTGTTTACCCCCGCATAAGAAACGTCAGGTTTTGAAAATCTTGGCTAAATTCATTAAGTCTATCAAAGAGGAGATTGACAAATGAAAACAGAAAGAACAGGGTTGTTTAATTCTAATGGTGGGGCTGTCCGTTTGGCAATGGAACGTGTGGAACTGACAGGTCAAGTAGGACCTACAGGTGGCGTCCTAACCTTGTTGCACAGCTTCAAGTGTGCGGAAAAATCACCAATGGAAGCTGTTTATGTGTTCCAACTGCCCAGAGGTGGAGTGATTAGGCGTTTCAAAGTAAAGGGGGAAGACTTTGAAGTTGAATCCGAACTGAAACCCAAAGTAGAAGCACGTGAAACATATGAGGCGGGCATTGAAGCAGGACACCAGTCTACATTGCTAGAGACAGGACCAGATGGTTTGATCTCTTTAATGGTGGGGCAAGTGCAGCCGGATGAATCTATTGTTGTAGCAGTAGAGCTTGTTTGTGGTGTTGAACTGCGGGATTCAGAATACAGGTTCCGGTTCCCATTGACTCTAGCACCCAACTACCATTCAAATTCGACCAGTTACAATAGTTCCCAGGGCTTGAAGATAGAAATGCCAGCAAAGATTTTTGGGGATCTGTTGCTTCCTACTTGGGTTGACACTAATAGTGAAACACATGAGATCCGTTGTAATCTTCGGGTGGCTGCTTTGGGCCAAATGGGGAAAGTTTCTTCCATCTCTCACAATATAGGTGTAACACCAAACTCAGACGGATCCGCAGATATTAGTTTGATGGTTGGAAGTCAAAAGGATTGTGATAGAGACTTTGTTCTGGACGTACAGACAAAGACATTAGCACCCTGCTTATTTGCAGATGAATCCTTGCTGGCCTTTAAAGAGCAAGAGCCCGGTAAGCCCCGGTGGCTTGTAAGCATCCCTGCTGAAACAATTCCTGCTCAAGAAGCGGCTAGTAGGGATGTCGTGTTTTTACTGGATCAATCCTACTCTATGAAAGGTTCTAGACTTAACCAAGCCAAAGCAGCTTTGAAGGCTTGTCTTTCTGCTCTGAATCCAACAGATAGGTTTGGGCTGCTCAGCTTTAATAATGTGGTAAAACAGTTTCATGACACTATGGCTAAAGCAACAGATACAAACAGAAAAAGGGCTGACAAGTTTCTAGAGGGGCTTATTGCGGATTCCGGTACAGGATTGTTAGAAGCTCTAGGTCAGGCAGTAGCATTGGCAGGGCATGATGGCGATATCTTTTTGCTTACAGATGGGGAGGTTTACGAAACGGGTTCTATTATTCAAAACACAGCCCAAGCGGGATGTAAGGTACATGTTCTTGGGGTTGGAGACGCCTCTCAGGATCGTTTTCTAGCACAACTAGCTGCTAAAACAGGCGGTCTTCAGAAGATGGCAAACAGTAATGAAAACGTAGCAGAATCCGCTTTGGAATTGTTTTCTGCTGTTAAAAGCCCAAAGCAACAGAATGTAGTGGCAAAGGTTTTCGGTTCAGGAAAGCCTTTGTCTATCAAGGTAGGGCATGTATGGAGTGGTAGACCTATATTGCTTAGAGATGAAAGCAATCAGGCATCCTTTATCCCTACTAAGGTAGAACTATCCTGGGGTGCAAAAGAAAAGACACAGGTCCTTTTGACAGAACAGAAGATCATGCCTGATGATGTGTTGGCTTTAGCATGGGCAGGGAAGCAGGTTGAAGATATGGAAGCAGCTTTAGACAGTGCAGCACAAGGCCCTGCATATGTAGCTCTCAATCGGAAACTGAAAGACTTGTCTATAAAGTATGGCTTGGCTTCCCGTGTCATGTCGCTGTGTGCTGTGATGAAACGTGTGGGTGACATTGCAGGGGAAACTTCAAAGCAAGTGATTTGCCCTGTAAAAATGCCTTGGGATCGCAGTAAGACAGAGCTTATTTGTTGTGCTTGCAATTCTAGTATGGATTTCGCCCCAACGGTTACTTATCATCGGATTTGCAGCGGGGGTGATGCCTTGACAAATAGAGGCCTTCTCCCTATAGCACAGAATAGTAGTCGTTTCTGTGATATAGGGGGCGGTGGTAGCTGGGGCGGTGGCTGGGGCGGTGATGTTTCAGCAGCGAGTCTTCCAATGCTTGTAGAAGACTGTGATAGTTGCACACTTGAAGAGGACTGTTATAGTTCTTTGATTGACTATGTGGGATGTCTGCAGGCAGATGGTAGTGTACCTAATACAAATAGAGAAACCTCTGTACTCAAAACTTTGTTGCTGGCAATTCTGATCAAACAATCAAACCAAGCATTTATTTTTGCATCTCATATGAAAAAAATGCTGGTCTTTCTGAAAGCCAATCAAGATTTTACTTGGGTTCCGGGAGTTGTATCCTTTTTGGAAAGCGATAAAAACCCGCACAGCCTTATAGATTGGGATGTTGAATATAAGACGGCACAAGTCATGACACCCGCATTAGAAAGCTACCTGCAACAGCTTTAGTCCGTTAATTCCTTTATGCCCTCGCAATTTATGTAGTGGTTTTTTGAAATAAATTGCGAGGGCACACACCCACCATGAAAAATCAGAAACCCGTAAAGTCGTTTGTGAGCCTATAAGATACGGAAAGTGTGTGGTCTATAAACGACCTTGATGGAGGACAGTATGCCAAACCAAGACCTTAATAGTTCAACAACGGGTGTAGGGGGTTCATCTTACATTTATAACATGGGCACATCACCTGAGACCCGTGTAGCTGTGTCAACGAAAGTACGCATTCTCACACCTCATTATGGGAACAATGAAGCCATGTCCCAAATGGGTGTTGTTTCACAGTTTTCTCCTAGTATGAGTAAAAGTGTGGAGCCTGTTCGTGGGGTGGGTTTTGGTGATACCATTGCAGAGAATGTACCATCAGTAACCGACCCTGTAAATGGAAGCTTTGAAAGAGCACTGCTCTATCTATGCAACCTATGGCAGGCTACTGGCTATGCTTCTGGTATTGATGGCCCTGTGCGTAGTTTAGCACACCACAGATGGCCCTTTGATATTGAACAGCAAATTGTCTTTTCAACTTTGGCTGATGCTGATCTTGGAGCAGAGAGTACTGGGGCTTCCGGTATTGGTGTACAAGGCGGTATGAAAGCAGTTTCCTTCCCACCGGTAACAGGCGTTACCAATAGCTTGGGTCACACTGCAGTTATTACTATTTACGAAGCATGCTGGTTTACGGATTGGAATACTTCTTTCGCACGTGATTCAGGAATGATTCTTGAAAGCGGGCAGATTATTGGAACTTCTGTACATGACTTTTCTTCTGTTTATGGAGAGTTCATGGCTTCAGGTAATGATCCCACAATCGGCCAGCTTGGATCTTTAAGGTTCCTGAGTGATTCTATCCAGAATCCTGTAGGACAGGCTGGTGGCGGTGTTGGCGGCGGTGGTCAGAAACAGTCTTATGTGACTGTGTAAACGGTGGACGGCCCCAGAGGCTTGTTAAAATATAGATTTAGCTTAATGTAATTCAGAAATTTCTTGTTGCGCTTCGTGTCCCCCTTTTGGGTGGTAAGATAAACATGTAAATGGGAAGATACGCACAGATCCTTTGTCCTACCTTTTAGTACTCTGCGGCTTCCCCATAATTATTATAGAGGAAGCAAACATGCAAATCACACTTAGTTCATTACAACAGGCTTTGGCTCCGATGGAAGAACTTGGTCAGGGAGAAGTCACATTCCCTTGTAACAAGCTTAACATCACCCTTCGAATCACTACTCCAGAACAGGAAGTGGAGATCAAAAGGTTTTCTGGGGGGGCTCTTTCAGGGGGTGAAGAAGAAGAGTCTGTTACTTCTACTTCAGATTATCTTGAGAGGTTTAAGCTGGCAACCCTATCCTATGCCATTGTTGCTATTGATGCTTTAGATCTTAGGCATGTTGAGTGGGTAGAGACAGATGAGAAACTTTCAAACGGTAACAATATAAAAATTGCTAAGGCTGCTGCCATACAAAGCATTATCACAAAATGGACGGGGACAGCCCGTTCAGCAGTATTCCGTAAGTACGGAGAACTTACAGCTAAGGTTGAACGAGAAGCTGAAAATGCTATTGAGTTTGAACCTTCTGATTTAGCAACTGAGATTGAACGTCTGGAAAATAGACTGGTGCTTCTAAAAGAAGAACAGAAAAAACTGACTCCTGCTTTGGGGACGGATGTTTCCCGGCTAACAGTAGCAATGGTATCAGAGGAAAAACAAAGTCAGCAGGCCCTCCACAAACAAATGGATCAGTTAGTAGACATGCGTTTGGGAGGCCAAGAGGAAGTGCAAGAGGAAGCATTAGAGCAGGTACAGCCCCCAATAAGTAACTTCCCTAAGATGGTCCCTCCAGTAGCTCAAACAGCACCCCCAATAGTTCAGACTCCTGTGCAAGCGGTTACACAGCCTACACAAACCGCCCAGAAGCCACAACAGCCTGTGTATGAGTCCTTTGTAGACACTTCAGACAGAGACTCTATGGAAGCATCAATGGAAGCTGAGAACAAGCGGTTATGGAAGGCTCGTCAAGATGCGGGAATTGGTTTAGCACCGGCACCCCAACCTACTACACGTAGAGCACCTCATTTGGACGCCCTTGAAACTGCTCAGGGAGTAGCGTCTGATTTATCAGAAGAGGAGCTGGCCTTTACAGCGGCCCGTGCAGTGAGAAAAGAAACTGCAGATGGTGTGGAAGTCTATCAGATGCCTACTGAAAAAATTGGGGCAGACAACCCTCCAGTAATTAAAACAGGAACACCAAAAGTTAATCCTGTCAATCAAAGTAGTAATAACCCAAGATTTCGCAACCCCAACAATATGAAGTAGGGGGGCCACCCCTTGACGGACACCACACTACCTATAACTACACCAGAACAAAGGGCACCCTATTATTCTGATGTAGAGGCCCTTATTAACCCAGGGTTTCTAACACATTCAGTGGTGGTGGGCGGCGTTCAAATGTCCTTCAGGTCTTTGGGGCCCGGTGACATCTTTCTTCTACAAGCTCGTGTAGGCCAAAACAAAGATGATAGTACTTGGAAGCTGTGGACCATAGCATCTTCTATATGGCTTCTGGATGGCTTTGTGCTGTTAGGTGATGCCCATGCAACTCCCTATATCAAAAAGAGTCTGGAGAGGCTTCCTAAAACGGTTAAAGACACATTGTTTAGTTTGGTGTTGGGGCTTTTTAGTCGCCAACAAGTTGCCGCTACTTCAGTGGAATCTTTCAGCTATGAAAACAGCTCCCGTTATCTATGGAAAACTTTTGCAGAACATGTGCCTACGGCACACGCAGGTTTGGTGGGTACTGAAACTTTAGGGACTAACCACGCCCAGCGTATGTGGACTTTCTATAATGAGATGGAAGACCGGAGGATCAAGGATGAGACTGCTTGGGAGGGGTTCAAACTTGTAGCATCTGCCACTGCTGGTAAGGGTATCCAAAAGATTGATCAGCGAGATAGGGAGCAACGTGAAAAGGAAAAAGAACGCAGGCAAGTAGTTCAGGATAAGTTTTACTATACGAAGCTGGGTTATGATATTCCTGATGAGGCCCCGCTAGAAAGTAAACTAACAGGCCGCCATGCTAAAACGGTAGAGGATCTATCTTCTGAAATGCGTAACTGGGTGTCTGGCCAAGAGGACTTCCATGATCAGATTGTTCGTGAATACAAAGAACGGGTGACAGCACAGTATGAAGCAGAGCAAAAAGCCCGTGTTGACCGAGCTGAAGCATTCCATAAGAAAATTGCTGAATCCGAATTAGGTTTACAGCCTACAACAAACATGGTGGGTTATTCCAGTACACAGCTACAAGAATTACTAGGCACCCGTAAGCATGGTGCTGGTGGTCGTTTCCTACCTTCTGAAGTGCCCATAGTTCAAGATAGCCTCTATAATAAGTTCTTAAAGAGAGCCCCAAGTTCGGGGTTGCTACAAGTTTCAGGGGATAAGATGGAAGTGGTAGGCGGCCCTACAGGTCCTGTAAAGGATTTAACAGCTTTGATTTCAGAACGTAAGGTTCCGTTTAGCTCTGAAGAGGATAGTTAATGGCTACGAATAACACAGTATTAGATGTATTGCTCAGAGCGGATACAGGAGAGTTTAAGAAAGACATAGCTAGTGTAGCTACAGACTATATCACAACTATGTCGCGGGGGTTAGCACAGGCAAACCTTAAGATACTGAAGGATCGGTCTAGTCAATTAGAGAGAGATACGCAGAAAATAAAGGCTTTGGAGAGTCGGCTGACTGGTACAAGTTTATCCTCAGAATTACGTGCTAGGCTGGAGAATGAAAAGAAGGTTGCTCTAGCCGCTAAAAAACTATCAGAAGAAGATTTTAAGAAACATATAGCACAAGAGAAAAAGCTTACCTCAATCCGTAAAAAAGATTTTCAGAAGGTTGCGGGGGCTAAAGAAACAAGTCAGTATCATGCAGCAGCAGGTGCTGCTATTGGAGCAGGGATCGGAGAGGCTTTTTCAGACATTACTTCAAAAGACCTAACCCGTATGATCCAGGGGCCGATTAATAAAATGGGTTCCTTGTTGGAAAAAGCCGGAGAGGGGTTAATGAAAAAAGCCCCTGAAGGAAGTGTTGGCGGGCTCATGTCAGGTACAGGAAAGATGCTTGCTACTTTAGGCCCCGCTATTGCTGCAATAGGTGCTATAGCAGGAGCTTTCACGGTATTATTGGGCATTGTTTTCATGGCTGACTCTAAAACCAAAGAGTACAACAAAACCTTGCTGGACTCTGGAATTGCTGGGGCTGATGTTGCAAGGAAGACCTCGCAAGTAACAGCTTCTTTTACAGAGATGCACAAGGCATTTAGCAACACAGATCTCACAAAAAACTGGAGTATTCTAGTTAAAGACCAGATACAACTATTAGGGGCATTTGCGGATGCGGGTGTGCCCATAGCAGAATTTCAACGTGGTGTTAGTGGTGCTGCAGCCCAGATGAAAACCTTAACGGAAGCTACAAAGGTTGCTGTAGTCTATTCTAAGCTGCTGGGATTGTCTTCACAGGAGATTGCAACCACCACAGCAATTTATATGTCTGAATTAGGTATGTCACTGCAAGGGGTGCAAGAAAGGTTCTCTGCTATCGCACAGGCCGCCGAATCTTCTGGCTTTAGTACCAAGCGGTTCATGTCCATGTTAATCCAGGCAACTTCTTCAATGAGTATGTATAACGTGCGGCTGGAAGAGGCTGCTGGGCTTTTGACCGACTTAGGGCAGATCTTGGGACAGCGTATGGGGGCCGATGCTTTGGGCAAGATGCTTCAAGGCATGAAGGGTGCTTCTACACAGGATTTGATCAAGCGTATCAAAGTTACGGGTAAAGGCAGGTTCGCTGAAAACGCTCAGATAGGTGCGACGGCTCAAACTGGTGAGTTTATGCGGAAAGCTCAAGATCAAAAGGGTGCTGTAGGGATGCTAAGGGCCGCTGGTATTGATACAGAAGGGACTGATACTGATATTGCAAAACAGTTTGCAAAACTAAGTAATAAGGAGAGGGGGTCATTAGTAGCTGAAATCCGTAGTTTGAAGCCCGGCTTAGCCACAGCTTTACTGACAGCTATTGATTCTTCCCAGGCATTCAATGGGACAGTGGGGAGTTTGGCTACAGCTGCAAGAGCTTTAGGCCCAGCAGCAAACATGCTTTTAGATTACGCTCAAATTGAAGGTGCCCCAGGCGGTGGCCCATTAGAAAAGTTAAATCTAAACAACGAAAGAACTATGATGGCTTTGGAAAACATTACAGGTAAGTCGGCAGAGGACATTCATGTAATGCGACGGATTTGGGATGAGTTTTCTGCTAGGGATCGTGAGATTGCAGCATATCAGGAGAAGATCAAGGGGGGGGTTTCTTCAGGGGACACCGCCGCTTTTAAAGCCCTTTCTCATGCTTGGGGTATTGAGGTAGATGAAATCTCAGGACAGCTCTATAAGGTTGTGGGTGATAACAGGGTGGCTATTGAAAATGGTATAAAAACTCTTATCACATCTACAGGGGACGCTATAGTGAAGGGTGCCTTACCTGAAAAGGTGTCTGAAGATTTGGAACGTGCCCGAGAAATTTCAGATAATACCCGTGATATCAGTCAGTTCCTAGAATCTACTGTAGAGCAACTGTTAACGGATATTTCTTTAACTGTTCGGGATATTTTGGGGTACTTGCCCGGGGGCCAAGAAAAAGCAGTTGCTAGGGAACTCCAAAAAAAAGAGGTTGCTATTGCAACTTCTAAAATTAAAGAAAAAACCGCTTTTGTAAGCCAAGCAAGACAATCTGTCTTAGGATCTAATACTTATGATTTAGAAAAGGAGAATGCCTTGACAAAGGCTCAAAAGGAATTGGAGGGAGCTAAGCGGGAACTTCAAACAGCTAAAGAAACTTATACAGAGTTGATTAGCTCAAGTAAAGGCGTGCTTCCGAAAGGTGGTGCAAACGCAGCTGAGATTGTAGCCAATGCTAAAGCAAATATTGCTCACAGGAATCTGTCTCCTGAAGGCCAACAGGCAGTCTCAACTGCTGTGACAGCAAAGACTACACACTTACGTCGCAACTACCCACATGGTGTACACGGTTCTTATTTTCCTGAAGGTATGGAGTCCGATAATTTTGCTGACATCCCAAAAGCAACTAGGCAAGCTATTGATGAACAAACTAAAATAGAAACAGGAGTGAGTCAATCAATTTTTGAAAAAGAAAAGCAAGATGATAAAACAGCTGCTGATAAAGCTAGTAAGGCTCAACTTGAGAATTTTAAAACAGCCCTAGAGTTTCAGAGCCGAAAAGAAAAAGAAGCAGCTCTCAGGGCCATTCTTGCTGGCAGCGGCATCTCAGAAAAAGGCGTTAATACTCCTGGACTTTTAGATATGATCACTTCAGGTGCTCCGTTATCTGCTGAAATGCAAAAGGTACTCCCCGAGATTTTGCCCACACTAGAGAACGCTGGTATTCATCGTGGTGCCCCCATGGCCAATGACTTAGTAATGCAAGTAGGGGCCAACGGCGTAAAATTTGCACAGCGAGTAGACCCCGGTGATGTGGGTGTGTTCTCAAAACCAGGGGGTGCGATAGCACAAGCGGGAAGGGGTTCCTCAAGCGGGGGCGTAACAAACTTCCATCTTTATGGTGAAGGCATCAGCAATATGAAAATGATTGAACGTGCTTCAGAGGCAGGGCTGATCTAATGGCATTAGGCACAGCAAGAACTAGAACCCCCATCTTTAAGTCGGCTTTTAAGTCCGCTCAGGATGAGTTTGATCCTAATCTTGCAAAACGCCCCTTTGTGTTTGATATCTTGGGGCCCGACATGGAGACCAGCATTCTACCTGAATCCTTGAAGATGGTTTTGCATGTACCGCCACAGTCTATCTCTTTCAATTATGCCAAGCAGATTGAAAGGATACAAACTAGAGGTGGCTTTGTAGAACAGCACTGGGGAGAAGGAGTCCGTAGTTTTGATCTCAGTATGGTTACAGGTGGCTTTATGCGGCTCTATTCTGGAATGTCTAACATTACAGGTGGTACAGGGGCCTTTGATGCGGGCGGTTCCCGTAGGGAGACAATCGCTTATGATAAGTACCTAGACCTTCTAGCCCTGTTCCATAACAATGGCAGCATTTATGATAACACAGGGAAGATTGTATTCCAGGGTGCTATCAAAGTAACTTTTGATGGTGGTATCTATCTAGGGTGGTTTGACTCTTTTGGTGTGCTGGAAGATGCTACACGTCCTTATTTATTTACACTTACAACAAAGTTTACTGTAAGTCAAGAACTACTGAGATTCAGGTCTACACCAACTCGGACTACTGGTACTACTGGAACAACAGCAAAAGACTTTGGATCTACTATTGAAGGTTTCTTAGATCAGACTGGAGGCAATGGCTAATGGGTGTGTCTGGTGGAATTATTAAAATAGGTCCCTTAAAGCTTGGTTACCAAGTCAATACGGGTTCTGGAGAATCCTCTGGAATCAGTTTTGGCCCTACAGATGGTGGTGTGTTTGCAAAGGTCACTATGCCACAGCAATCTCAAGTGGACACTTTTGGTGGTTTAGATGCCACACCTATTATCTCAGACCCTACAACGACTACTTATCAATTTGCTGCACAGTGGGACTCGCCACCAGAAGTACCTGTAGCTACCCTACCTGAAGTCTTACCACCTCCCCAAGTACAAGCACCTAAAACCCGTAAAACTCCAGTGAGTCCAAAACCAGTTACAGGAAGTGGTTCAGAAAGCACTCCTGACACAGTACCAGGACCCGCTATCCCTGCATTCGTTGCAGCACCCCCTGTAACTTCCAACACAGGCTCCCTAACAGACTTACAGCAGACATTCCAGGGAACGCCTTTGTCAAAGCTTGAAGGGGCTGACAAGGCAGCACGTCGTGCTGCAAATTACAATGAGAATCGTGGGCAGCAAATAGAACAAGCAGTTTCAAACCCCCCGGTACCCAGAGACTTCATAGCCTTGCAGACAGGCCCTGAATTTAGTGCCGAGCATGAGGCCCCAACTGCCCGTGCAATATCAATGGCAGACCCTCTACTACGTAAGTTATCACCGTTCTTAATTCAGCTAGAGCCACCTTTGGTTTTTGGTGATGATGGTGGGTTTTTAAACAAGGATAATAATTCAATCCCAGTAGATACTTATGGACGTGCTGCTGGTGGTTTCCGTGGTTATGACACAGCAAGAGCTTCTGTTGCTCAGTCTGTATTGGCTACTGGGGTCAATGGCCAAGTTAGTTCAATGCAGGAGTTTATCAATGTGAACGGGGGGAAGGCTGCAAAATCCAAAACTAGTTCAGCTCCTTCTACAAATGGATCCCGCTTAGGAGAACCTGCTGTTGCAGATCTGTTGGCAGCGGTAGACGTGGCTTGGCAGCTTTCTGCTATTATGCAGGCCCCGCCGCTAGTACTGTTGATCAACCCTGCAAGTTTACAGTTGTCTTTTAACAAAGTACAGCAGTTTCAGGAACGTACACGCTATGGGTATCTCTTCCATGCTTGGGGAGAGGAACAGCCTCGGCTACAAGTCACAGCTAATTGTGGTGCTTTCATGTCTGCGGGGCGTGGTGTTCAGTATGCCAGTAAGCGGGACTCAGCGTCATGGCAGAACTTGATGACGGCTTTCCAGTTCTACAAGAATAACGGTTACATATATGATACTATTGGGAAGTCTAATGCTCATCATTTTGTAGGTGCTTTATCTATCCATTATGATCATTGGATTTATTATGGGCATTTTGATAGTTTTAGCTGGTCACATGACTCAACTAATGAGTTGGGTGGGGTAGGGTTTGAAACGAGCTTTGTGGTATCTGCTATGGTAGACACGGCACCACAACCTTTTGTGGTTACTCCGATGAAGTCTCCAACACCTAGTGCTAGTGACCCCCGGTATCAAGGTATGAGAAACAGGGCGCAAAATGTTCCGGGTGAGATATCTGTGGGGTCTTTATTTACTCCTGTGGGTTCCTCTCAGGCCCCCTCGGGTTTTCAGAATTTCGCTTCGGTAATTGGTCCGGGGGAAAGATCAGTAAATGTAGCTCCAGCTGGTAAGGCTGGAGCATTTAGATTGTAGGTTTGTAATGGGACTAACACAACGGCCATATATAGGTACTTGGAGTATGGGGCAGAGAAAAGTTCTGCAACAGACCCCTGATGCTTTAGTTTACATAAACGGGGATATCTCAATCCCAGGCTGTGCCCGTTGTAACAGTCGTATCAACATCCAGAACTTTGTAACATCTGTTTCAGTGGATGCTGGGACAACAGCCACTTCAGCTTCAGCCAGTATATCACTTTCAGTTCCAGTACATCATTTAGATTCCTTTGTTCGGGATGCTCAGTTTATCTTGCACCCAGGGCTTGAAATCCATATTTATCAGCGCGGCTATTTTGCCGTTAAAGGTTTGTACGACAACCTGCCTGTAAGTACAACAAAGGAAGCTACCCAGGAGACTTCTTTTGCTACAGTAACTTCACAGAAGGCACCTCCCAGTAGTAATTCAGAGTACACACCTGAAAAACTGTTTGGGCGACATTATACTAATGCATCCCCTGACATTCAGGCTAATATGAAGACATTGATTCCAAATATTCAAACAATGGACCAGTACTTTCAATCTGTATATGGTGGCGGGGCGCATGTAGTAGTCACCAGTTCCTATAGGACTCCCGAGACAAATGAAACTACTGGGGGTGCGGATAAGAGCAAGCATCTGCAGGGGAAGGCCATAGACTTTAATGTGGAGTTTGAAAACGGTAGTGCTTTACGCAGGGAAGAAGTTTGGGCGGGATTGCAGAAGCTTCGTGCTGAAAGCTATATTCAAAAGGGTGGGATCGGTTTTTATGGCCCCCAACAGGATGGTGTGTTAGTTGGAGAACAGATTTATCGTGATGGTACGTCAACAGATAATATACATTATGATAATGCGGATGGTGGGGACAGAGATTGGTTGTGGTTTACTTCAGATAGAGAAGGCGTGCCCGCTCAAAGAACCAGTCCAAATAGTACTAATGCACCGATATTGCAGAAAACTTTAGATAGAGTAAACGCAGAAGACATGCCCTCTTCTGTACTATCCTACAACCAGCAGACCGGTACCCAAGAGGTTTATGCTGAAGTTACAACAACGGATGGAGTTGTACAAGCACAAGTAGGCAGTAACATATTGACTGAAATGGGTCTTACAGACATGGACCTAGAGAACATGCTGGCCTATCCTTACTATCAAACTTTTCACGGGGTAGTGACTGCTGTAGCAACAACTTGGTCTGCAGGTAATCAGAATATTACATTGTCTTGCAGCTCTATACTGCATTTCTGGCAATACCATAAAATGTCTACCAATGCAGCATTGTACGGTGTTAAGCCCACTAATTCTAAAGTTAAGTCCTCTGCTGTAGGGCATAACTTTACGGGCATGCACCCTTACGAAATTATGTATGCCTTACATACAGACACAGCAGGTGCTGCTGGTGGTATTGCTTGGCACCTTTCACAAAAGACAAATCAACAGGCTCGTTATCAAGGGCAAGACCTTTGGGGCATTAACCTGAAGTACTGGGAGCGTCGTTTTGGACAACGTGAGATCAAGCTCCGATTACATGGAGCTACCGGAGAGATTTTCAATGCAGCACAAGCAGCATTTTTATCACGGTTATCGGGAAATGAACTGACTACTCTTTTGAGGCATCGTTTTAACACACCTGAAAACAAAAGAAGGGCTGTGAGCATTCTGTCCCAAGCAAGACTGTTGGGCTTGACAGGGGAAAAGAAAGACGTTTTTGCGGGTGTTGGAGCACTGACTTCGGGTCTCTCAAGACCTGATGCTAACAACGAAATCAACTTGGCTGAAATGCAGGCTTTTGTTACTAATATAGCACAGTGGGGGCAATACCAACTTTTTGAATCCACGTATGCTTCTAAACTGGACATAGCAGAACAAGTCTGTCAAGTAACTGGTTTTGAATTCTATCAAGATGTAGATGGGGACTTTGTGTTTAAGCCTCCTATGTACAACCTCGACACCTCAGGCAGTAGGGTTTACCGAATAGAAGACATTGACATCATCTCTATTAACTTTGATGAAAAAGAACCTCTGTATACTTACTGCACCGTAAAGGGTTCTCAAATTAAGAACACCCAAGGGACAGGTCTGGAAAGCGAATGGGGTGTGCAAGGACAGTACATAGACTACAGGTTAGTAGCTCAGTATGGGTGGCGTCCTTTAGATTTTTCGTGTGCTTATTTTAATGACCCCAAGAGTATGTTTTTCGCGGCTATTAACAGACTAGACATTATGAATGCACCTGTGAAAACGGCAACCGTAACTATTCCTGAGCGGCCTGAGATTCGTCCAGGGTATCCTGTCTACATTCCTTACCTGGACTGCTTTTACTATTGCAATAGTTTTGCACATAGTCATCAGGTGGGCGGTCAATGTACGACAGTACTACAGTTGATTGCTAAGCGTGCAAAATTCTTTGCTCCCGGAGATCCTAATAAAGTCAACGAGGGTGTGGGTGCTATAAACCTAGCATACACAGCTTTACCGGCTACCCCTTTACAGGTTCAAGACTTGGATGGGCGTAGCAGGCTTTCAGGGTTCCCAAATGTAGTCATGGCTCTGGATCCTAATTTGATTAGCCCGAGTTTTTTCTTGATCGGGGCTGATGTTGAAAGTATGGATACGGAAGAATCTTGGCGTGGTCTTTTCCAGATGGCAGTAGATATGAAGGTCCTAACGAAACATGAAGAGGAACCTGGTAAGTATACAATGTCGCAAGATGCAACTTCAGATGTAGTTTTTTGGTTTCCTGAGGACGCCCGTTCTGCGGCCCCCGCCGGTGCCAAAGATGTAAACAAACTAATGGCTGAGTATTCTGAACAGCAGACAGATTATGAAGAGGGTTTGAAAAAAACTCAGGCGAAAATAAACAAGGCTGCTACAAAGATTTTTAGTAATGCTGCACAGCTAAATGCAATTAAAGGGTCTAAAGCTGAAGCCAGTGCAAAAACTCTCGCTAAGCTGCAAGCAGATGTGAATGCAGGAAAGGCTGACTTGGTTAATCTGCAAGAACAGTTGCGTAGAGAGCAGGCTACTTTATCTACTAGGCAGGAAACCGGAGATGCCGGGGCCCTCTACAAACTAATTCGTATTGTTGGGGAACGTTTTTTTGTGGATCCTAAAATGAGTTCCACATACAAGGATTTGAATTCTACGTCCTCTTTGTTAGAGATACTAGGCGATAAAAAAGCGATCATGACTAATGGGAGTCTTCCTGGTTCTTATAGATATTACTCTGCTTCTCATCCTAATAAAGAACAACAAGGGCAGCCTGTTTTGAAAATCACAAAGACTCGCAGCCAGCGAACCCGTGATAAGATCCCACCACTACTAGATCCGCAAACTACATCTAAAGTGCTGACATATTCTGAGATTCAGAATACTTCAACTAAGTCAGGTGGGAAGCCGCCTCAATCTGAACTGGTTAAAAAGAGGCCTATATGGGGCATGAAGATTTTAACAGCAAGAGAACCTAAGGGGGAGATTGTTCCCACAAGCGATATTAGGCAAATGTCTTTTTCTGTGTGTCAAATTACAATGACTCGGGGTAGGTCCTCCTCAATAAAGGGTTCCCATTCCAAGAGTGGTATTGGTTTACAGAGTGCTTTGTTCAAGACTCTAAAGAAGAAAGTCCAGAATGCTGGGCTTACAGACGTACCTGCAACCTTCCTTAAATCAGTGACGGACACACTAAACACCAATATTACAACTGCGGTGGCTGCAGCTGCTGAAGTGTTACAAACAAACTACCCCTTTGGATCTGTCACACCCCCAACGGCAATAGCTTTGAAGGGCGGTTCCTGGGATGCTACTAAACCGCTATCTGGCTATAAGTTAGCAGACAACACAAATGCTACAGTAGTACTGTTTCAGGGTTCCGACACTGTTAATTCAAGGACTGTTTGGCAACAGGCCATGCGAGATGCCAGTAAACAGATTGCGTCCTCTGTAGGTGCTTTACAGACCGCTTGGGTAGGCAGCCTTCCACCGGGAGACTCTGGTAAAGCCTTAAATGTTTTTTTGAAAACATTTAATAGCTTACAAGGTGTCTCTGATAAAGCCACTTCGAAAACTGTAAGAGGGGAACAAGCCGGTAAAACAGAGTTCATCTATCCTCCAGTCCTGCCTGTATCAGATGCTCTGGGGTATGAAGTTGTGGGTTCTTATGCTTATGGCAGAGGTATTTCAATAGATAGTGATGGTGTCTTTGATGTTTTGCACAAGCTAGACCCTTTGAGCATGCTTACTCGAAAAGAAGTTGAGGAGATTGTTGATGTGTTGGTTGGTGGGAAGGGTTTGTGGGTTGACTTACCTGTAGCGGACGGCCCTAAGTCCTCAAATGGTGTGGCTTCTACAGTGCGTGTGCAGTTAGACAATACAGCAGCTAAAACGTATCTTGAAGGAAACCTACTCAAAACACTAAGAGGCCAAGCAACAGACTCACAACTTATAGATTTAGGCTGGGCTAAAAAAGATGGTGACATACTGTCTTTGAATCTGCAAAATATTTGGGTGGACAAGAAAACTGATGGTATTCAAAAAATCCCCATTAACAACGCAGGATACTCAATAGCTGATATCAGTGCAGGTTTGAGCACTCAAATATGTACTTGTAAAGCAGCCGAAGCTGATGTTACTTTAGAGTTAGCGGGGCAGCTTGAATACGTAAATGTTTCAGGAACACCCTATTCAAGTGGTGGGACCCTTCCAGCAGCATTAGGAGAGCCGGGCACGGATGAGATCACAGACCTTTTAATGAACAGGTCAATGTCAACATCCCTAAATTGGCAGATGTCTCAAGAGGCTTTGAGAGGGACAGCCCCAGACAGTGACAGCACCTCCTTGATAACTGCAATAACGGGGACCGCACAGGCTTTTGATAATTGGAAAAAACAACTTGAATCTGGAAAAAAGACTATTTCAACTCAGGCTAAAAAACTGAAGAACCCTTTGTGGTAAGGTGAAATATGAACGCAAGAAGACCAGGAGGCACACCCATTGTTACCCGGGGCATGTTAATGTCCTCGACCTTAAAAGCCAAAAAAACAGGTGAACGTCTCAATATAGACGCAGGTACAACTCTGGGCATAGCAAAAGTTCTCAATGTAGACTATGAAGGACACTTAGTTACACTTCAAACAGTAATGGGTGCACAACGCTATAACAGAGTGCCTGTTCCTATGACATTCCCAGGGGCCGGTGCACGTTATTTTTTAGGTGCTATGCCTCAAATTGGAGATATTTGTGTTATCGGCTGGATGGCACAGGATGTTAGCCCCACTGATCCAAATGGCGGTGCGAAGACACCCATTATTTTATCGTGGCTTCTTCCAGGGGTTTGGCCGGGAAGAGAATGGCTTACAACTTCTGAAACAGAAGAGTCTGAGTATGACCCTACACCAGGAGATCAAAAGTTTTTTGAGGGCGACTTTGAAAAGATTCGACATAAACTAAGGCATATCCAACCCGGGAACATTGTAGCATCATCTGCACAAGGATCTGATCTAGTACTTGATGAGGGGGTTACCTTAGCTAACCGTAGGGGCAATGAGTTTCGCTTAAGGGATCAGGACCAAGCGGCCCTACTTCGCTCACTACAGTTTTTCCAAGCTCTTGCAGGGGTTCGTGGCTACTCAGGCATGGTACAACGAGATGCTACCTTCCTGCCAACCACAATGGTTTCAGATGGCCTAAAGTGGGATAGCGGCTGGCAAGCACTTCAGGGCGTACCTTTTCCAGAAAGCCTGCAGTTCGAAGACCCAAAAGCCCCAGACGGCTATTTAACACCCAACGCTAACCTAGCCAAAGATATTACAAGTGACGGTAGTGGTAGAAGCTTTCTAGCAGAAGACGCATACTTAGATCCCTACAAGTTTCTTCAGTATGGCGGCTTCCTGACAGATGAAGGCTTTGTGGTTGATGAGAAACATCAATCGGATGCTGTTTATGGCGGCAAGAACCTTTACAGGATAGCTTCTCAGTCTACTGACAATGCTGTTATAGATTCAAACGCAAAGACCCTCACAGAAATACGCTGGGAAGTGAGCCATACTTCAGATGGGTGCTTGCCAGTAACAGAACAAACAGATATGCTGGATGCGGATAGAATACCAGAAGCGGATCCCAACACAGCCACGGGCGTGCTGCCTCCTAACATGCCCTTTATAGAATGGGTGTTAGGCAGCGTAGTGGGAAACAATCCTTTTACAGCTGCGGGTAGACAACAGTATGCACTTCCTCTAAAAGCTGTTATCTTTGACGGTGACGTGCCTAACCCCCGAATGGAGTCAGTCCAAGTATCTTATTTAGGATCTGGAGTATCTCCTACACCTCTTTACGATCATGCAGCAACTTTATTCAGACTCACCCCCCCAAATGGTGGTGTACCCGGATCTTTTTGGTCACTGAACAAACAAGGACAGATGCGGGCTTTCTTGGGCGGCGATGCTAAAGGTAACTCTTTAGAGGCTTATCTAGCGGGTGGTTTGAAATTAGGTGTGGGTGGACGCTTCCAACTTCTTTTAGATGGGCATATAGAATTAGGGACTACAAGTAAAGCCAGTATGGATTTGACTTCTGCGGAAGGCTGTGTGAAAATTTATGGCGGCGGTCCTGCACAAGATCACGAAGCACAGGTATCTGCAACTCTTGGGACAGGGCGTGGCTCCGGGGACTTGCCTGCTGTAGACATAGGGGCCAAAACAAACATTCGTATCAAGGCTGAGAAGCAAGTCCTGGTTAAAGGCAGCGAGGTTGAACTTAATGCAACTTCCGTGCATCTATTAGGACATGAGGAGTTGACATTAGATGGCGTTAAGAAAACAGCTATCACCACAGAGAAGTATCAGTTAGCAGTAAACGGGCAGGCCCAAGAGTCTTATAGTGGCCCTAAGTATTTACTGCCTACAAACTTCCCGTTGCATGAAAGAACATACGCTCCTATTATGCCAGGCTTTGTATCTGAAAAGGTTACTTATGTTATGGGCGATAGAGAAGAACAGTTCTGGCTTGGCAATCACAAGACGACAGTGCTAATAGGTAACTTGAGCTATGAAACGCTGCTAGGCTTCTGGAAAGCCCGTGCCATGACTTCGCAGATTAGTATGGGTGTCTCAGGCATAGCAGCAACAGCAGCCATAGGGACAGTAACCTTGACTGCTACAGCGGGGGCTGCAACAATGAGTGGTTTGGCATCAGCCAGTTTGATAGCAACTGGGGGTGTAGCTACTGTTAGAGGATCCGCAGGCGTTTATCTCGGAGGGCCTATCTTTGGACCTGATATGGGCCCTATCGTTACTTCCGGTTCCCTTGAGCCCCTCACAGGGCTGCCTTTCGGGACGTGGGCCATTGGAGCTAAAGGACATATAGTAGGAGCTTAGTTTATGGCATTAACACCAGCAACTTTATATCAGGCGTTGTCACAGAATCGGATGGCAGGTACACATCCTTTTTTAGGCGTCACGTTTGATTCTCTTGCTTGGGGTATTGCTAATGGTGTCAGCCAGTGGGGTTTAGCACAACCTAATAACTTAGGGCTACTTGGTGTGTCCTCCGGCCTGTCAGGGGCGGGGGCAGTTAATCCTGCTACAAGTAAACTAATAGTGCCTCCAGCGGCCTCAGTTTTAATAGCGGCCCTATCAGGAGCGGGTTTAGTAGGGCCTTTAATGCCGTCTTTAGCGACAACAATTGCTTTGGGGCTCTCACAAGGTTTTAGTTTATCGGGGTGGTACACTGGTACTTCCGCTGGAGTAGGTATAGGGACAGATATTTCTAAGGTGGTTGTGGCAAACCCGGCTACTTTGATTGGTATGTTAAATATAACTTTAGCAGCATCCATGGGAAAGGGGCCCTCGCAGCCCATGTTGTCGGTAGGGTTAGGTAATGGAATTGCAGCATTGCTGCTTTTAGGTACCGGAGTTGCAACAGTGACCGGCTCTACAACGGCTCCTGTGATTACAACGGTCGGGGTTACAACTTCAATGGTGGTGTGAATGGGCTTTGATTTTCCAGGATATGTGCTCCGCAGTATTAATATTGCTTCCAGTAATGCAACTGATTCTGGGGAGCCTGATACAGGAGTGGTGAGAGATCCTCGTCCTGTGCCACCCTCTTACACTTTAGATTCAAAAAGTGTACCCCCTTTAGGAGCACCTCCTGCTTTCGTTGATCCTTTTGCAGATCAATATAGAGCTGCAGTGTTGGATGCTCCCGGTACAACCCCGCAAGAATATCTTGTATGGGCACAGAATACAGGAAGCTTAGCTCTGATAGAGGATCCTGATTGGTGGCTTGAATGTGGCACAGGAAAGTTTTCGGAGGGCACACTTACAGTCATTGATGCCTTAGCACAACCGGAAGACCCCGCTATTGAGGACGGTGCTGATAGAGTTATTGTATCTGATGATGGCAATAGGTCCCTGGGTAGAATTACACATCTTGTAGTTGCTCGGGGGGATGTGGCTTATGATGATGGGGGGTGGGTAAACCAGAACATTCCTTCATTTGGGCGAAAGGGGGGTGAGCCCTATCTTGTGTTGGATATAGCAATTGAGGACCAGAACCCCGTGTCAGGTGTTGTAGCTTTAACAGATGCACAATTAACATCTTTGGGCGGAGGCCTTTCTCATTTGCGTGGTGACAGGATTATTACAGTTCGGTATACAATAGCGTCTATAAGATTCTGGTGGACCCGAAATGATCGTTATGAAACACGCTTTGGCTGGAATCAAAGTACCAGACGATGGGAGCCTTACAAGGGATCTACTGTAAAGAATCTGGGCACTATTTTATTTGACCAGACATACCAGCTAGAGCCTAAGATCCGAAACTTACCTTGGGGGGCTTACCTGCCAGGAGACTCCCTAGTACCCGATTCTTATTCAATGGTACGTGTGGGAACAACCCCCGGTGCAGGCAGCACTCCATTAGACAACATACAGGTACGTTTGGATTCAGAGATCGCGGACTTTGATTTTTCATCGCACACAACTCTTAATGGGGTGTTAGGCCAAACAACAGGCATCCTCAAGCTGAGCCCAACTTTTGTAAAACTAAATGCAGGCAGTTCTATATGGTATGCCCCCAAGTCATTTACACAGAAGGCAGATGGGATAGTTGGCGGCATGCGCTTAGCAGATGCAAGTCCGCTTTACATAGCACCTATTCCGGGGCCTACAGACAGGCCAATTATTCAATTTGGAAACAGAGCGCCCTTGACAGTAATCCTTATGGATACCGATGCCTTAGTAACTTTAGCAGCCCCTGCCTCAGGAACAGTTTTGGTTTCTTTGTCCACAGGCCGTCTACGTTTCTGCCCTACAGATTTAGATGTGGCAGTTCCCACGTCAACACTTTTCAGTAAACATTATTTAGGTGAACAGGTGTTCTATAATGGGGTGTCTTTGAATCAAGAGCCCCAGCCAACAAAACTACCTGCATACTTATTGAATAGTATGGGTGGTCAAGGCACTGCTTCCATAGATACTATTCTTTATATCCCAGATGCTGTGGGTTTGCCACTAGATCTTGCTCAAGACAGAAAAGGTCTGGGCATATCAGGCATTATAGACGCCCCTGATGGCACCGGAGCCTTACCGGCACGGGAAGGTGTGGATGCGTGTATAAGGCCCGGAGGGGATACTGTAGGGGCTTTGGCAACGGGACGTGTAAGGCAGATCCCTGATGATGTGGGGGACACCATCTTATTCTCACGTGCGGGTGCCATAGAGACAATTCAAGAAGTAGACTTAGCTAGTGACATTGCTACTGTTATAGGAAAACGTAAGAGCCCTGCAAAGGGTACTGCCATAGTGGCCAGAGAAAAAAGTACTTATGGTTCGGCTGTGCTTCTAAGTAAAAAAGACAGGCAACAGATTGGGGATGAGTCTGTTTATTTCGTACAGGCAACACTAACCCCAGCGGTCTATACAGAAGAAGCAAAAATCTATTCACGGAACAGAGATATTTTCCGTTTTGATGGTACTGAAACCATTTACTTTGCGATTGATGGGGATGCGTTTACATGGAACCCTGCAGCACTTTTGATAGCACTCCCAAGCCAGGATTATTACACTGCTGAAGAGGTTGCACTATCTATTCAAAACGATACAACACCACCACTACCAGCAAGCTCTTGTGTAGCTCAAAGTGGCAGGATTGTTTTGATAGGTGCTGCTGATGTTGAAATAGGTTTTGGTACAAACCAGATGAAGGATTTATCTGGTTGTGCGGTTTTGGGATTTCTTCCAGGTTGGCAGGCCCATGTAGGATCTGGTAACTGGCTTCCCGATTCGGGGGCTGCTGTAGGTTTGTATAGAAGCCCCTTAAATGTGAATAGGGAAAACAGCACTCCAGATTATGCAGCAACAGCAAGAATAGAGGATCTGTTGTTGGATAGTGACATTCAAGCTAACCCCTATTATTTCCTAAGTCAAAAGCCTTTGCAAGATATTGCTGGGTTTGATGAGAACATCTTTTTTGCATTGCAGGCTATCGTGACGGATGGGGATACTACAACCATCATTAATAGGCCCTTGCAGCACTTTGAAGATATTGTACATCGGTTTGGGCAAGGTAAGTTTGATTGGATTGCGGGACAAGCAGTTGCAGAAGCACTAGACAAGACAACTACAACATTGAACTTCGGCGTGCCGAGTTTAGTAGAGGAGTCTTTTCTGGGTGTTTCAAGTATTGCTGCGGGTCTCTATATATCATCAGATGGTGGTGCTTTTAGTTTCCAAGATCCGGATAGTGATTTTATAATGCCCAACTCAGGGCTTTCAGGTACCGCTACTTTAATAGAAAGATTTGGACAACTGCTTGGGTCCGGTGCCCAGGGGTTTGTCGCAGAAGGTCTTAACACCCTACTAGATGCCACTGCTCATTTTCAGTCAGGTGCTCATTTTCAACAAACGCTGAAAGAGGGCTGTAGGGTGAAAATCCTCTCAGGAGACAATGCTGGATCTTACCTGGTGACTGCTATTCTATCTGAGACTACATTAACAGTGGACATCCCGTTCCAAACCAGTAACTTCTTACCCCTTCAGTGGGAGATTTATGAGGGCTACCCGGACAGTGCATATGACCCTGCTTTGATTGCGGACGTTTCTTTTAAGGAGTTCAATCATATTCAAGATGAACCCTTTAAGATTCGGATGCTTCAAGATACAGGGATTGTACCAGTATCCGTATCAGCTCAGTCGGCAGATCGTTTGATAGCAGATGTAACTGAAGCACAAAACAGACCTGTAGGGCTACGTTTTGGTTTAGTAGCACCCACAGCGGCAGTAACAGCCACTTTGAGTTACTTAACCAAGGTAAAGCTGGGATTGCTTGCAAACGGGACACTAATTGTACCAGACACCAGTTCTCTGCGTTTTGCAGGCGGCTTCTTCTCTATTCAGATAGGAACACAGAACTTTGTGCCTGTTGGGGTGACTTCTTTTAGTTCTAACCCTGTAACTGTCGAATACTTGACACAAGACGACCCTTCAGCGGCTTCTTTCACCCCAAAGGGCAGTTTGAAGTTCAGTTCAACGCTTCTCAGCACACAAGCAGCTTCCCAGGTCTATTATGTGGAGGATTTCCTTGATCCTGCATTATTGGCAGCTAACACAGCAGAATACAGAGATAACGGGCAGATAAACCTATCTTCTGCTGATATAGCTCTGTTTGCAGGGACTAAACTGTATTTTGTGCAGCAAATGGTAACTGAAGGCAAAAAAGACGTTGCGATCAGCCCTATGCTCGGAGCTTTTTCCTTTAATGGTCCTGTACCCAAGAATTCTGTCATTGAAGCAGAATATTGGCGGGCAGACATGGAAGGCCGCAAAACAGGTGACATGGTTACAGAGACATTACCTGTATTTATCAGAAGAGAGGTTACAACCCTTGACTCACCCCGTGTTTACAAGTTTAACACTATTGGCTACAATATAGACCAAAGAATCATACCTTCTGTTTGGATCGGGGCTACACTTCAAAACTTTGGGTCGGAAGATTGTGTTGTAGACTATCCAGCATCTTGGAATGGGTCTGGGCGTATTACTTTTCTTAAAACTGTGGATGCTACTGTAGTCCAGGTAAACTATGCGGTGTTTGAAGCACAAGGTGGAGAGCGTGCTTTTGAAGCCAGCCAGAAGAACATATACCGCCCCCCATTCTTTATCAAAGCTAATCAGAGTCAGTTTGGTCTTCGCGGAGACCGGACTGGTGAGTTCCAGGTAGGACAGATGCTTCGATTCGGGGAGGACTGCTTTTACATAAAGAGTTTGTTGTATTATCCTGCAACTGCTACCGGAGGGGACATAACTGCTGTAGGTATCTACCCCCCTACAATAACAGAAGAGGGCAGTAGGTCCCCAGGTAATGACGTGCTGGCACTTATTACAGATAGGCCTGTCACTCCCATTATTGATCCAGATGGCACTAGTCCGATAGCAACAACAGCAGCTACAGGGTTCTTTTCAACTATAGATTTAGACACCTTTCCTTTTGAATCTGTTTCCAGGGGACAGAAAGTTATTGTGTTCCAAGGGAACCTTCTGTCTTTTGCGGTAGCAGGACATCTATTAGAATTAGGTGGGTGCCCTTATACGATAGCAAGTGCTGAGTTGACCACTGATGGTGCTAAAACAAAGGTGACAGTTACAGGCGGCTTCCTCAAGGGTTTTGCTGTTGGGGACAACCCAACAGTATTGATGTCCTATAGACCTGTATACCCACCTGAGACACGTGACTTTTTGGGTGTAGGCCCAGTATTGGATTCTGAACCTGTAGAGGTTGTGCTTTTCGGTGAGACAGATGTTACAGGCACAGCGTTGCCTGGACGTACCTTGATCCCTGAAGTAGAGTACAAGCTGGATTATGACTCGGGAGTTGTGCAGTTATTAGCACCTGTTCAAGAGCCTTTTGATGTAGATCAGAAGTTGTTGCTGTCTTTTACAAGGTTACGCAGTCTGCAGCCTTATATGCAAAATCAAGTGTTAGTGACCCCTCGTTATTGGGCAGACTTTTATTATGCAAAAGCACCTGATGTTGAAAATGGTATTTTGGGGGGATCCTTAGTTGGCACCTATACATATTATTCCCCGGACTCCTTCTATTTTAGGGCTGTCAAACTAACTCAGTATATGGGAGAGGTTGCACAGGATGCAATCAAAGAGATTCAGTCTAAGCAAGTTGCTGGTGGTGCATCTCTAATTTCAGCTGGTGGTACAGCAAACTGGGAACAGGGGCGTATGGGCCTAAGGGCAGTAGGTAAGAATCTTTTAGATATTGATAGGGCGGCAAGGTCTTTCCTTGAGTTCTACAATCAATCTGTGGAATCCTTTGAGCAGATTCTTGAAACCATTTCAGGCGGCTTTATAGGTGATACAGATGGCAAGTTCCGTTTTTGGATAGGACACGATAGAGAGTATCCAACACCTGGATATGATGATGCTATCGCAGGGATTCTACAACACCGTTTAGTGTGGAATGATGTTTTTAATGCCGATTTAGAAGATCCTATTTTCTGTCAAACAGGTGATTGGCTTGTTAAACCCAAGTCCGCAGATATCACAGATGCTCAAATTTCTGGAGTGTTCATACCAGTTGACCAGCTGGAAACTCTAAAAACACAACAAAGAGGTTTGATCTGGAATGATATTGATGACACGGTACTTACTCAAATGGGGAAACCTGTAATTAAGCGGCTGCCCTATGGTCTGTATATAGCACTTAAAGCCAAGGGTGTTTATAAACAAATGGGTGAAAGCCACGATTTGTCAAGGCTTTTCCCCACTCAATCAGAAGCCTTCTTGCGGCTATACCCCGGAGCGGGGGCTGATATAGATACGGGCACAAACACAGGGACTTATACATATGGTCGGGTGGTTGACAATGCTTGGGCAAAGACTACTAATCAGCAGATAGGTCAGCTCGGCAATCCTGTCTTGGGGGACATCACAACCGTTAAGTCTGCTGAAATGAAGCAGCGGCGAGCAAGAGCGCGTGTGTGGGGTTACTTCCCTAATGGTATTCCTGCGGGGATCTTCTCCAGCCCTGTGACAGCACCATGTGTGGTTGCAACACCTCTATTATTAAGAGACTTGCCTATAGACCCAGAGACAGGTTATCCAGACGCTACATTCTTTTTATCAGAAGGTGGTGACCTTGCGGATCTGGTAGCAGGGGATCCTGAGCTAGCGGTCCCTGGGTTTGCAGTAGGAGACCAGATTAGTTGGGGTAAACCAAGCGGTACGATTGTAGGTGCTGTTTCTCCAGTTGCAGCTACTTTTTGGGGCCTTCCGAGTTATTTAGGGGTGTTTGTAAAAGCCATTCTAGACGGATGCGTTTTAACTTTTGAGGACAGTGACGGTAATGCGATAACAACACCTGAGAACTTATTAATGGGGGTGGTTCCCGCACATGATTATCCTCTGGAAGAAGGTGACTCTGTATTTGTGATACCTTCTATGGGATCAGCAGGGCTTTCGTCAACCACTTTGGCAGCTAACCCTACCTTTGAAGATCTTTCTGCGATGGCAGCACAGCTAGACTCATTCAGATCTGGTTTTGATCTTAATGTGAAAGAGGATGGCCGCTTACTTGATATGACATTCCCATCAAGATACGATCCTTTTCCTTTTGCGATCAAAGAATTTATGGGCCAAAACCCACCGGCACCTATGTCAGCACTTGAAGGGCTTGTTGAGTTCCGCAACGATGACCAGAACCCATTATTGATACCTGCATTGATAGGTGCTTGGACAAATGACTCAGGGGACTATACAGTTCCTTATTTAAGAACAGGGAACACTGAGATAGAACGTTTTGGTGAGATTATGCTTGGGGTGTCAGAAGCCTTCAATGCACAATCAGTTGGTCCAGCACCCATTCTTGCAGTTTATCCCGATGAGATCTTAGCTGAAGATGGCGTAGTGCTTGCTTCTACAGTAGTACCTTCTGTAACAACTGATCCTGCAGCATTGTTGACAGCAGTAGACATGCTTCCGGTCCCTGATCTGGGGGTGGGTCCGATACGTTCTTATGACATGCTTCTTGTTCAGACGCCTCTATCAGGAACTTCCAAGTTTACTGAGGAGCCTGCTGGCACAGAGACTCTTGGACCCCATGGTATTTTATCTGTAGGTTCTGTAGAAGAACTTTCCCCTACAGAATGGAAAGTTGAACCGCCCCGGTTTGTAACAGCCACTAATATTAGTAGTGCTGATGCCATTAGATATAAGCTTGATAACGCCATGGTTTTTGTAGACGGTATATACCCTCCTGACCCACAAGTAGTGCCACCACCCGGTGTGGTTATATCTGAGGGTGCTGGTTTTGGGGGTACCATATTAGACTTTATTTCTATTACAGGCCCCTCTATAACCCTAAATGATGGTTCTTTATTCGATGTTGGTGGCCTAAATACTTTAATTGCTAATGGCGTGCCTATCACAATTAGAATGTTCTGTAGGCCAGACCCCAACATTCTTTATGGGCCTCCTGGAGGAGTGCCAGATCCACCACCTAAGGTCGGCGGAGAAGAAGTTTTTAGGCTACGTATCACAGGGACTACGGTTGAAACCTGGACGTACCAAGGCTTATATAATACTGTTGTTGTAGGTCCACCATGTGTGTTTCGGGCTACCCATCAGTTGTTCATCCCTGCTTTTGGGTTACTTCCTTGGGGGCCTGGTGTTGGGGCCAAAAATGAATGGTTCCTGCCTTATTCGTCAGTGGGTGCAGACCACACTATGCTTTATGGCTTAGAGTTTGCTTTTGATATTGATGCTACTGCAACAGAATCAAATAGTGCTTGGATTGATGATGACCGTTTGACTTTCCATGAAGTCTGTGATTTGAGCTGGGCTCAAGCACGCGGAACAGTTCATAGTCTCCCTCCGAATTTAAGTCTGGAGACCCAGCTAACTGTTACGGAAGTAGAAGCAGGTAGAGAAGGTGTGACTACTTACTGGTCATCAATCAATGAAGGCATAAACGGTTACAGCGGGGCTGCTCCAATACCTTTGACTTTCATACCAGCAGCCCCCGGCGGCCCTGTAGGTGTGTTTACTCCTGTAGCTGGTGTTGTCCTAGAGCATGGTGACCTCAAGGCGGCTGCCTTTGAGGGGTACGACAACATGCCTTTGGCAGCAACAGATGTTATTTTCTCAGGTGTACCTTCTTGTGATTATCCTACTGGGGGATCTGATAAAATTTGTGAAGGCTACGGGTTTACAGGTAGTCAGTACAACGCTTTATTAAGTACTTCGGACACTGAAAGCCTAGACAATAGACTGGCATATCCTGTTATTGCCTTAGGTGCAGGTGCAGTAAGTAGTATTGTAAAAGGTGACGTTCTTGCAATCACAGCTTCTAATGATTCAGATCATATAGCTACAGTACACGCAGGCACATATCTTGTCAGGCATGCTGTAGAAGCCACTCCAGCTACGGATTTTTACAGGGAAGTCAGCCCACAAGCTACATTGGGACAAACTTCGGATTGGGTAAAAACGACATTCCCCGAAGTGGTAAGCTATGATCCTATCACAGATATAATGATAATCTCACATTTAGCACCTGCACCACAGGGGCCCTTAGTTGGAACTGTCAACTCAGGCTTTATGCCTGATACTGCGGGTGTTTCACGTCTTTACTTTCTCAGGTCAATTCCAGACTTGAATTCTGCTGATGCAGCTACTTACCGGCGATCTATTTTAAGTGCTGAATACACAGCTATTTCAGAAGTGAGTGGCCAAGGCGTTTTCACACTAACAGACTATCAGTATGCAGATGGGACAGCGCTACCTACTACAGCAGACTTCGCTGCTTTGATAGCTGCTGGGGTGTCTGTGTCAGGGATGTCATACCTAGCAGTACAGGTTGGCGGCGATGTATATGGGCTTCCTAATAATAATTGTGTTGGCTACGATCACCCTGTTTCACCAGGCTTGGATGAAACAGTGTATGGTTTTAGAAGATTGACGTTAGCACCGCAGATAGGACTGTCTACAGCAACAGCTTTGGTTTTTAGTGTGGGTGGTGCTTTTGATGGTGCCATAGCAAGAGTGGCTGCCCCGGATGTTATCATCCCAATGGCTGCTACCCCAGCTTCTGCTTATCAGTTTGTAACAGATGAGGACACTGAAGTTTATCACTGGGTTACAAATACCTTAGACACTATAAACGTAACTCCTGATCTTTGGCGTACTTTGAACATCCCATCAGGATCTTACGGTGCTACAGTAATTTATACTCCAGGTGTTTTTGAAGGGCCGTCATGTTTGCTTCCTGGAACACAATCAAGTCTATTGGGCCCTAGCGATATTGAATTCTTAATGGTAGCTGGCGGCGGTGGTGGTGGTGGTCGTTTAGCCGGTGGTGGCGGAGCTGGTGGTGTTCTAACAGGAAGATATGAAGTGGCACCTAGTGCATCCTATCCTATTGTAATTGGTGCTGGTGGTGCAGGTGGTGTGTCAAAGTGGAATGCTGTTCCTCTCTCAGATAAAATGGGGCATACAGGCGGTAATTCAACTGCCTTTGGTTTGACTGCTTTTGGTGGTGGTGGTGGTGCTGAGAGTCTAACTCCGGCAAACCGCGATGGCCTTGCTGGCGGCTCAGGTGGTGGCTCAGCCAACTTTGGACTTGTTGGTGTTGGTGTGGTGGGTCAAGGCTACGATGGGGGCGGCGGCGTCGTTAACTATGGTGGTGGCGGTGGTGGTGCTAGTGAAGTTGGTGGTGATTCGGGAGCAGTCTGGCATACCGCCGGAGCTGGTGGGGATGGCATAGAATCATCTATATCAGGCACTGCCACTTATTATGCAGGTGGTGGCGGTGGTGGTGTGTATGAGGGTGCTGGTAGACTTGTAGGATCCGGTGGTGCAGGTGGTGGTGGTGCAGGTGGTGAACACTATACACTCGCCACAAAAGATGCGGCGTCTGGAACAGCCAACACAGGCGGCGGCGGTGGTGGTGCAGGGTATAACAACCCTTTTCAAGCTAGTGAGAATAATGAAGTTGGTGGTGCTGGTGGTTCGGGAATTGTTATAGTCCGCTATCTGGGTGTCCCGCGTGCAACTGGTGGCCTTATCGTAACTGCTGGTGGCTATACTACACATACTTTTCTAGCGAATGGTACTTTTGCTGTAGATCCCATTGCTGCTGCAGTGGAAAATGGTTTTTGGGCACAGTCTGGTGTTTTCCTAGAGCCTTCATATCCAAGGACGCCTCTGAATCTAACCCCAGCAGTCAGTCATGAAAGAGTGGTAGACGCAGACCATGACCTTACAGACCCTACAGGGGTTTCAGACTTAGAACGTGAGACAGGAATGCGAGACAGTGACACTTACAGAGTGAGCGGCTCCGTAGCTGATGTGCCTGAAGAAGCACAGTTCTCTGTAAGGCGCATTCGTCGGTTCCATGATGTTGGGCTGCCAAGTGATAACTTAATGCCCCTAAGGTACGCCTATGAAATCCGAAGAGGTATTATCACAGATCTGACAGTACTACCTAGTTCTGGGAATAAAATAGAAGCCAGAAGTTTCACCATGAACTGGGAGGCTATTAAACCAGCCTTGGCCCCCAAAGCCAATGATGTTTGGAATGATGGCATCACTTATCAAGGCACTAATTTAGGAGACTTCTTAGATGTTGATGTAAATGTCCACCCTGGAGATCTTTTCCGGTTGCTGGACTCTAATGGCAACTGTTTGGAAGAAGTTCCTATCCAGGCAGTAGCAGGCCGTGATACTTTAATTCTAGCAGCCCCGGGTCTCCAGTGGTATAACACAGCCTTGGGAGACATCCGTTTTGAAATCTGGTTGCGTAGAGCCCCAGTGCCACATGAACAGTCTAATGAGCAGCTTCTATCCTTAGTAATGGATAGAGAAGTGCTCCGCACAGATGCAACTTGGGGTGCTGCCACAGAAAGTGGGGGTTATGCTTCAGTAGTTAATCAACTCTCAGACGACACGCTTACAGAATCTTTTGCTGTTTCGGGTGTTAGGGTGGGCGATATTGTTATTGTAGATCCCATAGGAGATATCCCACAAGATATAGCAGGCTTGCCTACTGCTTTGGAACACAGTTCCAGACCTTTGGGGGATGATGCTGTAGTGGAAAGAAACGTTGCGGGGGTTTATGTTGCGGGTGGCCCAAGTTCTCTTGATGACAACAGAGGCTTCTATAGAGTAACAGGACTTAATGATGCTGCTCCCACACCTTATATAGAGGTTGATCCTGTAAACACTTATGCAGGTGACACAACCTCGCCCGTAGTTTTTGCTCAAACAGATCCAGATCGTGCTTATGCTGTTTACCCAACTATTCATGGTTCCGCTCTTACTACAGGTGAGGAAGGACAGATGGACCTAAGGCCTACAGAAGCCCGCAACCCTGCAGACGGCAGTTTTAAGACCAACTCCTTAGGTGTAAGTGTTAAGTCCATTGGACCTTTTTCCTATAAGGTTTATAGGCCTTCTGCGGTATTCTCAGATGAGACTATTGATCTTATTTTGATGACTCGGGAACGCACACTATCTCTTATAGACTTGATTCGGAATACAGAACGGAACAAGAGCGGCAGCTACTTTGTTTTCCAGCGGGATACCCATCTTTATGAACTGGGTGATTCAACAAATCCAGATGTGGGTTTGGGTTTTGCTTCAAATGCTTTCCTGAGAAGCATAGTAGGCAGGGTAGACATTATGCCCTATGCAAATACATCAAGCTGCTTGTCCTTATTGGATCGTCGTTTTTGGATTCTGGACACACAATTAGATTCTCTTACTTTTGATTCAGGTTTGAAAATGAAACGCTTGGGGCCAGGTGAAACTCCTTATACAGAGTACAGCACTGCAATTGGTGGTGTGGTTAGACCGGTGCTGCCTGATTTAGTAGACGAAGTTCTTGATCAGACAGAAAGACTTCGTGCGGTAAGATATGTATGGCTAGCCTATAGAACACATACAGTGTTAGGTACATTAGCTGCTTTGAATACTTATGACCAGGAACTGCCCAAAAGGATAAAAGATCAAAAGGATTTTTTATTGAAACAGGCAGTCTTGGAAGGAGTCTAAAATGAAAACAGTAGAAGAATTGATAGCTGAAGCGGGCTTGCAAATTAATACTTGGGGTGAGATCCCTGAACACACAGCATCTTTGGAGCCTATGGCAGACTATCAGTCTTCGTTAAATAAGCTAAAGGACTTGTTAGAGGGCTTGATAGCACAAGATCAGGTGGCAGTAGCAAGGTTGCAAGAACAGATGGCTAAACTCAAATATGGTGGGGGGTCATAATGGCTGATTCTTGGGGCACAATCACATTTGAGATTCCAGACTTTCTGGAATCTGCCAGGGATAAGATCAATAACATTGCTGAGTTCCTAGTGGCTGTGTTAGACATTGCTTTGCTAGCTCTTAATTTTGTAAAGACTTTTCTTACAGGGTTCCTGGATCCTATTGCAGGGTTAGTAGCAGCACTAGTGGAAGAACTTAACAAGCTGTTGCGGGACTTGCGGCAACTGGGTATGTATTTAGCGGGTGACTGGAAGCTATTATCAGAGCCTAAAAATCTGGTAGGAGGCTTTCCTGCTTACGAAAAAAGGATGATTGCAAGATTAACAGACCGAACAGATCCAAGTAGGCCGGATGTATCAGCAGCAACTTCTGTGTACAGCTTGTTCCTCTATACCTCAGTAGACCTTTCAGAGTATAGAAGGCTGGTTGAGGCCATTCGACAGATACTAGCCTTCCTTAAACAGGTTCCTAATTTGAGTAGCGGTTTTCAGACCCCGTATATTACTGAGGTGTCTTACGGGGCTTCTGCTGCAAGTGTAGCAGACTTTGATCAGCTGGGAAAGTTCTTTGACAGCAGCCCACAAGCCCCTGCAGTAGCTTTAGTAAAATGGAAAATTGACTCAGGGCGTCAAGACGAGCCTTTCTTTCCAGGCTTTGCAGTACCTCCGGGTGGTTTTGTAGTAACAGTATCAACAATTTCAGATGGGATCCCAATTGTTTATGATAGGCCTAGAGAGGGAGACACACTACAAGCAAAAGGTTCGTCTGATGTAGTAGCACAACCCAGGGAGTACGGACCTGTTAGATTGAGTACCGGCCAGCCCTTCATACTGCATGGTGGGGACTCAATGTTAGACACCATCCCTACAGAGTTTACATACAACAATGGCATAGATGATGGAGTCTTGAAAGACGGAATCTCCAGGATTTACGGGACTGTAGGCCGTGTCTCAAGGCAGGTTCCTATAGAACAACTTAAAGCTGGTGACACCTATTTGTTGCAGCGTGCCTTTTATGTTTCTCCAGAAGCCGTGGGTATGGCTTTTATGACAGGGGAATACTCAATACTGTTAGATGGTACAGACATGCCACACGATGCTCATGTAGACGTACAAGCAGACGGCACCTTGAAAATAATTGATGACGGGCCTGCTGCAAATCTATATGTTCGGGTGGCATCCTGTAAAAAACTTGTATCCGAAAAAGAAGCCTTTAAGTATAAACTTTCCAAAGCCACTTTGAAGGTTACGGGGCAGCCAGTTGAAGTAGGTACACTAGACCCAACTGTTAATGGTGCAATTACAGATATCGGTGCTTTTTCTGTACCCCAGCAGGTGGTTTTCCCGAATGCTAACACAAAAAAGTACATGGAGGCTCTTAAGATAGCTCTGCTGGTGTTAGTGCTGAGTCGCCCTGACCTAAAACCTTTGGACTCACTACAGAGCACTCTTTCTGAAGATATTTATGAAAAAATACAGAGTAACAAACTTATTGTTGAAGGTGTAGCTTTAGAGCGTTGCGGTTTGGAAGATTTGCAGCACTTGACTGGGATAGTTTATGACCAGAAGGTTACTTATCAAAAAGCAATGGCTTTGTTTGAAACTTCTCCGTTGGACTTCAGAACTGATTTGTTGCAACGCATTGAGATAGCAGCTCACGATATTTACACGAAAACAGGACCAAGACCAGAAATTGAGGCTTTTGTTGTGCAGAGTACCGAGAGGCTTAGGAATGCCACTTGGTTAAATGTTTTAGATGCTACCCATATCACTTATGGGATTGGTTATGAAGAAGCTGATCAGTTAGATCAAACACTATGGGAATCCTTGTCCGTTAATAATATTTTAGTAGGTGTTGCCAGGAATCCCTTGTGTGCTGTGGGACAAGAGGAACAGGGGCGTGCTGTTATGTGGAATGCCCGTATTACTGAGGACCGCCTTCCGCAGATGCAATCAGGTCTATTGGACGCTACAGATCCTGCTTGGACTGCTGCTACTGCGACATGGTTGGTTCCTGCTGATGAGGCAGAGGCTTTTCTAAGCGAGTGCCCTACAGGGTTAAAACCTATTTTTGAGAAAAGTCGCCAATTGGATGGAAGCATTCAAGTCAGTCCCGAGCTTCAAAACACTTTGGGTAGGTATTCTATACAAAATAAAGTTATAGGGTCAGCAGACATGTCTCCGGTTTTGTTTTTCGGGCCTAGACTTGATTTATCTCCCCAAAAGATCCTTTACTGTAGGTCCCTGTTTGCAAACTTTGAAGATGGTATTCTATTCCAGGAAGCAGCTATCGCTTTGCAGATTGCAGGGGCCGCTATTCGTAGATCCCTGAAGGACGGTGAATGGCTCTATGTTAGGTTTTTTGATTCCTTTTCCAACATAGAAGACTTCCTAGCTATGATAGCTAACTGGGTAGAGGCCCTACAGAAGTCACTTCAATCTATTGTAGACACCATAAAAAAGTATATTGAGTTTCTACAGGCCCGTATTGTGGAACTACAGCAGCTTATCAGACGTATCAATGCGTTATTACAAAACATGCTGGGCTTTGCTTTTCAGATCCCAAAGATGTCTGCCTTGGTGCTTCTAAACTCACATGGTACTGACGGTGTGCTTCGGGATTTGATCTCTGCCCAGAACAAACCTATGGACTCACCGCTTGCTTATGGTGGAGGGGTTACTATGGTAGTGCCACTAATGCCTGCCATTATCCCGGCTGCCTTGCCTTTTCTACAGGCTTTAATAGTACCTCAATCTGGATCTCCACTTCCAGGTGAAACGATGGCAGCAGACTCATCTCAATTAGTGGGTATTACGGGGGTGCCTGTTGTACCTCCTGTCTCACCTGAACCGGATGTTTTGTAACGGAGAATTACTATGGCTACTTTTGCAAAACTAGGTGTTTGGCCTATAGGTTACTTCAGAGCCTTCTCAAGTTGGCTCCTTAAAAACCGTAGGGACGTTGCCCGAAGGATCGCAGTACTCAATGCTGAGATTGAAAGAATAGGTTTTATTCGTGTGGAGTATGCCACATCTGAAGATGGTACTAAAAGAACAGAACAGCGAGTGGGTCTATCTGTAACACACAGCTCATCACTAGGCAAGTTATTGCGTGCTTACATAGCGAATGGTGGGGACCCTCTGGCCATTTCACCCTTTATGTATCCTGAAACAACTGAGTTGTTTGGGGGTAGCACAGAAACAGATGCAGAATCAATTGAAGACTATCCTCATGGGGGCATAATAGCACCTATCACAGCGGCCCCTAATGAACCTCTGTCCTCTGATGTGGCTACTGGGTATGAAGGGCACCCCGGGGGCTTTGTTCGCTCAGACGGCTATTACCCAGCCCGTCAAGGGGGGCGTATCAGTCCAGGAGCTTATGACCATGATGCTATTGTAAAAACCATGCACCAGATGCGTAGCTGGGCAAACCAAGATATGAAGGAACGCCTACAAGATTTAGAATGGCGTATCATCAAACTATGTGATCTGCGTGAGCAGTTGACCAAGGAACGGGATGAAACTTTAGTACAAGCGTTTGGGGATGCTCTAGATGGTGTGGCACCTTTTGATGAAACACGCTTTGACAGAGATTATATGATACAGAACTTAATACAGGAAATGTATATCTTATTGTACGACACGGATGCTTCAGGCGCAACAACCTTTGCTGTCCGCCCAGAAGCAGCACTGCTTGAATTCACCTTCCCGGACAGACCCTCTGAAGTGGGCAGGGATATGCTTGGTGGTTAGCTGGCCTATAATAAGGCCTTCTTTAGAGGGTGGAGGCAGAAGTGGCTGTAGATTTTCAACTAGGTTGGTCGTGTCCGCATTTAACTATTGGGGAAGTGGTTCCTCTTGCAACAGATCGCCGCACTTTAACTACTAAACAACCAATTGCGGGGCAGGGTGCAGTACAGCTTTTAGTTAATGATGATGCTTATATCCCACAAGGCGGTCTTTACTCTTCTGCTGTTTTGACAAGTCGTTTGTCTGGTCCTTATGATTTAGGGCCGGGGGCAGACTCTTTTACAATCACAACGTCAAGAGGCACCCAAACCTATAATTTCAATCTAGACAGGGCCACTCGGTACACTGCAGAACAAGTAGTGAAGCTTTTTACCAAGGCTAATATGGCAGTAGTTTATTCTAGTAATAATAATGGTCACTTAATACTTACAGACTCAAATGCGATAGGTTCTGATTCTTTTGTAAGTGTCTCAGGGACAGCAGCTGCAGTTCTAGGGTTTGGCGATTCAGATACCAATGAATACCAAAGAAGGGCACAAGGCGCACAGTTGTATCCCGGATGGGTTTTATTTACACCCCTTAATCAGCTTGACACAATACCAAACCACAGAGTTTTACGTTTCGTATCCCCTGTGCGAGGAAACCCTATATTCAAATTGACATATACAGTAACACCTCAAAGGTGTCTACGCTGTGGTGGAAGCAATATAGAAAATGACATACGGTTTGCAAGCAATGGCCAAAGCTTGATGATTCAGGATGAGGATCTGCTCTATCAAGCAGCCCTCAAGATTTTGCTTACGGATAAAGGTTCAAACCCTTATCATCCTTGGTATGGATCTGAGATCAAGTCTCGTATTGGCGCAAAGGCTATTTCTGGTGTGACTACACTACTAAATGAGGATGTCCGTAGGTCCCTGTTAAGACTACAAGATCTACAAACATCACAGGCTAAGTATCAAGAAGTTACATACAAAGAACGGCTATATGCAATCTTAAATGTGGAGGTCAAACAGCACGAACAAGATCCTACTGTATTTTTGGTAGAAGTGACTGTTCAGAACGCTTCCTCTGAGCCTATTAACATTTCTATTGTCTATGCAGTCCCCTCGACGGTAGCTTTAATGGGATCAAATGGCCTTTTTTTGGCCTGAGAGTGATTGATAAGGAGTGGCTATGGCGATAACCCCTAAATTTCTTGGCCCCGACGGTCTTTACCGGGAGCGATATATATTTACTACAGACTCCCCCTATAGGTTTTTCCATGGGCAGATGGATTCAGATACTATTGACATGCAAGTATCTATTCGTGGTGGCGGCCAGACTTCTAATCCTGACTACATTCTTTTTGAAGGAACAACTTTTACTGTCCCAAACCCGTCTGCTTTTCCAGATGGACTTCAATTATTACAAGGCTCTAATAATATTCAGGTTCGTTCTGTTCTATCTAATGGCCAAACAACAGATTTTGGAACTATTGATGCCAACCTGTCTTTGGAACGTAACACTAAGGCATTGACAGCACCACCTTCTGGATTCTTTATTGAACGGAAGGATCAGACTGTCCGTCTAGTAATTACAGGGTTAGAGGATACAGATGTTCAAGGCTACAATGTTTATGCGTCTACTTCACCCGGCGGTGGCTTGGTAGGCTACAAGAGAATAAATCTTGCGTTGCTGACAACATCTTTAGCAGAAGAGATAACATCACAGTTGGGAACACTAACTGTGGATTCTGCTGTACCCCTAGATGGGGATGGTTCTCCTGTTACAGACCCTCTACTATTCAAAGTTGTGGGTGTGCAGATGGATGTTGCGGGAAATGTGCTGCAACAAGACTTTGATGAAAACCTACAGATACCGGAAACAGTCACACAGTTCAGAACTACAATGCTTATATCCTCTGTGTCTTCAACGCAACGCTACGAGTTTATTCATAATAGACAAGCACTGCCTACAGACACAGAATACCCAGCAATTCCGTATAGCGAGTTTTTGGCAATTCCTGAAACAGATCCGCTGTACTACACGGTGACGGCTGTATACTATATAGATGGTGTTGAGTACGAGTCTGCTTTGTCGCAAGAGGTTTCAGGATCTCCACTGATAGTTACTCCAAGTATTGCAGATCTGCCTACTGTATCCAGACAACAGATTGTTAGGGACACTTCTTTAACAATCTTCAGGTCACACCCGGAAGCGGATACAAAACCAGGTTCTTACCTCAGGGATACCTTTGTAGATCCTTTTGCTACAGAAGCAGAGCGTGTTCGCTTCGTGATTAGCTTTTTGCAATCGGCACAGAGTTTTACAACACTACTGGCAATAGACGACCCCAGTAGTTCAAGGTCTTCTCTACCAGTTACGCAATCGGCTTACAAGCTGGCTCTAAAACAAGCGTTCTTTCTTCAGGACAATCAATCTGTTCAAAACTTGATAGACAATGCTTTTGATCAGCTGGCCTCCCGCCGTGGGGTTGTGCGACTTACAGGGCAGCGTGCTAGAGGCGAAGCAACTTTTTTCCTGACAACACGCCCAACTTCAACTTATGTGGTACCTATTGGCACAACTATTTCTGGTGGCGGCATAGAGTTTAGGACAACTTCTGCAGCCAGAATCTCTGCTTCAGGGGTTGGTGTAAATTATGACCCCTCAACAGGGCGTTGGTCTACTAATGCTTATATAGAAGCCTCAGATGCAGGCACAGGCGGTAATCTGTCAGCTAATCAGATCAGATCCCTGGGTGTTAATTTAGCAGGGCTTCAAGTTACAAATACGAGTGCGACCTTTGGGGGCAAGTCTTCCGAGTCAAACTATGACCTTGCAGTTAGATCGGATGGTTTACTTGCAGGGGTAGACTCAGGTACTTATCGTGGCTGCATGACAAAAGCTGCTAGTGTAGGCGGTGTGGAACAAGTTAATGTAGTGGACGCAGGACACCCCTTAATGATGCGTGATCTGGATGCTGATACTGGTAAGCACTGGGGCGGCAAAGTGGATGTGTGGGTGCGTGGGGACAGCCCAGCAACACTAACAGACACCTTCGCATTCTCTTTTGAAACTGTGATAGCAGGACAGTTTGAGCCGGTGGGTGCAATTACAGACTTGTTGTTCAGAACTACCGACAGCAGAGTGTCAGCAGAAAACCCAATAATAGAAATGCTTGAGCTTCCTGATTGGGGTTATGAGTTCACAGTAGATTCAAATGATGGTTCTGGTCCACGTCCAATGAGCCTTACAGGAGCAACTCTAGTTGGTTATGACGGCGTGCAGCTATCCACTTTGTATAATGACCCCACACTTCTACGGATTACAGACCAGTTCTCAGGAACCTTCCGTTTCCGTACAAGTAATAAACATGTCTTTGATAGACAGCCTGTTGACCAGATCAATTCCTTTTATCAGGTATCCAGTACAGGAGTTCAGGTTATTGTGCCTGAAGAAGGCTACAAGCTTTTCCACCCAAACGATCCACTAGACTTAGGCATGTCTACTTTAGCAGGTGATTATATCCAGGTAGTAGAGCCCACTGACGGAACTATTATCCCAGACATCCCTTCTGGAGTGCCTATTGTTATAACAGGGGAAGAACACGTTATTTTATCTGGTCCTGAATATCTATTGGCATTGGGTATTAACAAGTATACAGTCCACATCTATAACAGAGACCGTACCGTTGAATACAGGGGCCCCTACCATCCTGGAACTGCAGCCCGTGACTACACCTTTGTAAATGAGGACGGGGAGATCCCGCTGGCATTTAGTTTGGTAACAGGTTCCAGTATCACAAGTGGTATGACTATAGTAGTAGACTATCAGCACGATGAAAACTATTTTGTAGAATATCAGACAAACGGTATTGTGCAAGCAGTTCAAACAGTTGTGGATGATACAAGGCATGCAACGGCTGATGTTTTGGCTAAGGAAGCTTTGGCAGTAGGTGTGGATATCAAAGGCACTATTGTTATGCTCAGGAACCAAGATGTTGGAGTGCTAGACGGACGTATCCGAACCGCTTTGGGCAGAACCTTCGGGGCATTGTCTTTAGGGCAGCCTGCTCGGCAAAGTGATGTCATCCAAACTATTGAAGCAGTACAAGGTGTCTCTTATGTGGTAGTGCCACTAAACCGTTTGGCAAGACAAAATGACTCTACAGTAGTGCGGGAAACTGTTTTTACTACTGAGTCAGGAACAGACTGGGAACAGCTCCCGGATGCCACAGGCTGGAACACTTCAGCAGTTAAAGTATTTATCCTGAAAAACGCTCTTGTAAATCTCACTAAAGATGGTGGTGGTGATTACAATGATTTTAGAGGTGTCTTCTTAAATGACGTACCACTTACTATTGTAGATAACCCTCCAGCAGCCAGCGGCACACCACTTAAAGGAAACGCAAGCACAGCATTCATTATTGGTAGTGACGGTATGAGTATACCTAACTACACAGGGGCTACAGCAAACAGAGTTTTGGTAGCCTTGTCTAACACAGCAGATGTTCCAATTCCTTCGGACGGTACCTTTACAGTAACCTATTTGAGTTATGAAGACCCCGAGGACCTATCCCAAACGGTTCTTAACATTGAGCCGGGGCCCACTGAATATCTGGTGTTAGGTGACCTTGAGTTCACTTATGATGAAGATTTAGACTTTACAGCTTTGGTTTCTGGCAGAAGGACCTAACATGACAGATACTCCCAAAAGTAAAAACTTACTGCCTAACCTGTTGACTCAGAATCCATCTGCTTGGGAACAGGACAGTCAAGACAGAAAAACCAAGGTACAGGCCCAAGTTGATACTATCATGGGAGTTTTTAAGCAGTTACTTCCCAGTAACTATATCAGTCAGACCAAAGGCCCTTTCTATTTAACACAGTTTGAATCTGCTGCAGAGCAGATTGCAGAATTCCAAATCACAGCTCAGGAAGTCTTTGCAGATTCCTTTTACGATTACACGAGACCAGAAGTACTTTATCAGATTCTGGGTGATTTGGTATTTCCAGATGCTTCAGAATATGGCTACCCTGAGATTGAAGGCGATCTGACATACAGAACCTTCCTACAGCGAATGGTATTTCTTCTGCTTCAAGGGGCTACTACACCCGCACAAAAAGCTGGTGTGGAACTTCTAACCACAGCTACCGTTGAGGTAATGGAGCGTGGTATTGAGGCAAGGAATTTAATAGTCAAAGATCCAGCGACAGGGAAGTACAAAACAACTTCAGCTTGGGGCCTAGAGGATGTATTTACTTTTGAGATCAATGTCAGTCAGGCAAACGGCACGGTGACGATTGGGGGTGTAGACATTCCTCTCTATAAGTTCCCAGACGATCCAATGACGTTACAGCGTAATGTTCAGATTGTTTTGCGGGCACTTAAACCGGCACATGTACTATATGAATATAGGCACCTTTTTCTGGATTCCTTTGGAACGCTTTTTACAGACAGCTTTACTGCTGATATTGAGACTCATTATTACCAAGACTTACGGCGTTATTGGTACGGGGCAACTCGTATAGCAAGTACAGCAGGTGTAACCCGAACGGATAGAAGTTTGTTTAGTGATAGCACCAGGGACTTTTCATCAATTAAAGAAGGTTCCCTGCTTACTGTTTTGACAGGTGCTAATGCTATAGATACAGGTGGGGCTACGGCTGACATAGAAGAGCGGCGTGTAGGCCGCTACCGTGTACAGTCGGTTTCCGCTTTTGTACAAGACGATCCTGTAAACAGGCAATACACTACTTCACCTACAGGCCTCACAGGGGCAGCTACAGTTTCAGGGGACGATGTTCTAGATGCTAGTCAGATATTGTGGAATACAGTAGAAGACGGTGAGATATTTACTTTTCTCACAGGCCCTAATGCAGGTGACTATAGAATTAAGACGGTGCTTGGGCCGGATGGCGGACCAGCCGGTTCCATTTTAGTCCTAGCAGGCACAGATGCTACGGGTGTCCGTATGGCCCCCAGCATACTACACCTTCAAAGACGAATGGGTACTGCCACTACAGGACAGTCTTATGAAGTTCAAGTAGATCGTCTTGGAATGCAGATTCCGCATGAAGTGACAACGGAAGATGTGTCAAATCAGTTTTACTCTGATGCTTTGGGCACAGTAGGATCTTCAGATTATCTTTACACGAAACGTGGACCCCTAGTTAAAACTTGGGGTGATATGACCCCTGCAACAATTGAAGATGTCACTGTACTTTTGAACAGCGCTTCTGTGCTTGTAGCAGACATAGACCCCTTTCTAGGGAAGATCACATTGGCAGCACCCATAAGTTACAGTCCTCCAGGAACGGATACCGTTGAGGTTTCCTATACTTGGATGGCATCGCCCATTTTACCTATGACGGGACTTAATGTTCCTGGGGCGGTACTAAACCAGTGGGCACTTCCTGTAGGGTGCCACTCACCTTCACCCGGACCCACGGGTATTTTGGGTGTTGTTAATACTGCTCGTTTTCCTATGGGCATTGTTTTAGGTCCGGTAACTACACCGGCACCCTTGCTAATAAGCCACAGATACATAGGTTTTGAAAAGCTGACTTCTGCTTTGCTTAATAGTCCTACCACACTGTTGCTAAATCAAAACCCCAGGGCAGCACAGATCGCAGCTTTTGAGTATGCAACCTCCGGTTCTGTTGTGGCTTTCGATGGCCAGCAGGTTCCTACAGCAAATGCAGTTCCTTGGACACTATCAGGGCATGACACTGGATCTGTTATTGGTGGTGAGGTTTATTCTGTAGTAGACGCATTGTCTGGACCTTTTGATCCTACTGATCCTGATATATCAATGTATTGGAGAGAAGCAGATCTGTCCTTCCCAGCAGCCTTGTATGTAGTGGGTCGTTTTCAAATAGTCTCTACAACACCTCAGGGTGTCTTTACAGGGGTTGGCATGGGTGTTCATGACAACCATAACCTTTATCTAGCAGGTGCCCTAGAGGTGCCTTCTGTTAATCCTCTTGAAGCATCCATGAAACATGTGGCTTTGGCTGTAGACCCAACTAAGCTACATACAGAAGAAGGTTGGGAGATCGGGCCTTCAGTAGCAGTTGCTATTCAGAGCAGTACAGCAGTACAGACAATATCTTCGGATCTTCCTGTAGGTTTTATTGTGGGTTCTCGTTTCCGTATTGCTTCTGGATCTCAGGCAGGCTTCTATACAGCCACAGCAGTTACACGGAACACAGCTAATACAGACATTGTAGTCATCCCTGCCTTCCCGGAAGATCCGAGTGCCTGGGGCAATAAGTACTACAATATACTTTTGGAAACTACTTGGGATTTAGAGCCTTCAACTTTCCGCATGGTGATAAACCTGGAAAGCAAAGATGCTACTTTGGATGTGTCGGGACGTATCTCAGGGCGTGTGGCAGCATTAACAGAAACAACAGTACCGATACCAGCGGATACATTCTTATTGTTAGACACTACAGGCCGTGGACAAGTCTTTTGGGGCTCCTTAGATTCACAAGCACTCTCCACCAGCAACTGGTCCTTTATGCGTTATGGGATACAGCCAGATCAATCAAGACTTCGTGGTTTTGAGCAGATGGCTTCTGCTGAAATGGTGGTAGTGCCTGAAGAAGATCCTACTTATGAATGGTTTAGAACAGAATCTTTTGGGTACTCAACAGTTCTTTCCGGCGGTGGCTTGCGTCTAAAAAGCACGTCAGGAACAGATACATATAGTTCTACTTTTGGCTATGAGCGTATTGAGCCCTTCATGGAAGAAACCGCTTATGTGGATCTGAGAGCTGAGTTCAAAGTAGACACAGCAGTTCTAGGGGCTGGGGATGCGGAACTTGTAATAGAAGATGGGAAGACTATTGTTTGTCTTGCTACTCTTCAGTACTGGGAAAGTGCAACAGACCGACAGCTAATAGACATGCCTTATGCTAGTGTGGCTGGGTTTATGGATCCTACAACACAAGGCTGGACAGCAACACTGGGAACAGCAACCACTGGTGCAACAGAAGGCCCTGATTTTATCTTAACTACTCCAGAATCAGCAGAGAGTACTTATGGGGCTATTGTAGACACTACAAGTTTAGCTTGCGGTGATTCAGGAGATCGTGTTGGTGATGTCCGGGTGGCTTCTGATGCTGCAGGCTACTTGTTTGAGATGACTTCCCCAGATGGGTATACAGTTCAAGTTTGGCTTTTGGGTGGTGCAACACCCAAAGTTGAGCTGAGAACTGCTGCTGGTGGTTTGGTCCGAAATTACAATTTTGATTGGACGGACGAAGAGCTGCATAGTTATCGTGTAGTAGGATCTACGGGTTCTATAGCACTGTTTGCAGATGAAGTTGCTATGGTGCCTACAGAAGCCACAGGGAACTTTCCAACTGCGGGTGCAAGTACCTTCAGCTTTGGGGCAAAACCCGCTGCAGGCGTAACCTCTATTACCAGGTGGCGGTCTGCTTCTTATTCAGTCCTGCCCCCTGCAACAGTAGTTCGGACTTTAGGTGTGTGGCTTGGTGATGATAAAACTGATATAGATAACTGGCAGATTCCAAGAACTGACACAACAACGGCTGCCAACTCCGAATTAGTGGGGCCAGTTATTGAGCCTATGGACTGGACAAGTCTATTAGAAGTCAAAGTACTTAAAAACCCGGGGTGGGGCGTAACAGTATTCAGCCCTACTTTTGGAGTACCCCCCTATTACCAACCTGAAGTATTTACTCCAGGTACAGGTTACACTCCTGGTCTTGGTTATTTCGATTCAGTAACAGAACCTTCTGCTGGCTGGATCAATGTAGAAAACCCAGACATACCCAAAAAGGCTTCTGTGTTTGGACAGATTTCTTTTGGTGCTTTAGAGTCTCAATCAGTTACACAGCAACAGTGGGATTGGGTCCGCTATGGGATTTACAGAGTTCCAATAGCAGACTACAAATCCTTAGAACACATGGTACTAAACCAAGCTACTGTAGTGACTAGCGGTGAATGGTCACGGGATGTGACCCTAGAGACAGCCTTGCTGGATGTTTTGAACAGCACCACTTTGTTGCTGACTTCCACACACGTCTATGCTGCCTCTGTCTATAAGATTGTGGATGGGACTACTATCTTTGATTCTTCACATTGGACTTTTGACACCGTAACACAAACCGTGGTTCTTAAAGCAGGTAATGTTTTCTCAGGGGCACTAGTCACGGTGCTGTTTAAGCCGGGGCCACCCATTACAAATACATACCTGTCAAAGCAGCCTGTACTAGACGGTGTGACCCTTTTGAATTATGGCACACCACCTATAGTCAAGAGTCAGGAAACGATTCCTGCAAGGGTAGCCGTACCCGGATTGGGTGCTGGCGTACCTCTTTATGATATTTCAGTCTTTGAGGATGACCCTACAACTTTGTATGAAGGTGTTGAACACATTGAAGTTACAAACAGCGGTGACCTTGGGCTAATAGCTAGTATGGATGACAGCTTGTTGTCTCCTGCCTTTGAGGGGCTCTCAACGGGCGAAGGGGAACATGTCTACGCTCTAACAGGCGGGGGGTCCTCATTAGGCGGTGTTGGGTGCTGTGCAGGGCTTAATAAAGTTGTGGGTTTATATGTAGGAACTGTTGTAGGGGACCATGTATTAACACTTTCAGGTGCCACATTTGGAGAAAAAATGCGGCAGCCCACTGAAACTTTTATGACAGGACTTCCTGCTCCGCACGGCGCAATTTTATACGCCAGTGGCGGTCCAACCTTTGTAATTAGTCAGGTAGATTCCCTTGAGAACACTGTTCCAGGGTATAGATCACAGGGTGGTGTGATAGGAGCGGACGGTGCTATTCTCGCGCCACCTTATTCTATATAGTTCCAGTAGTGTGTTTTAGCGGTAAAGTTGTTATGCCAAGACTTGAATAGGAGGTCTTTATTATGAGAGTCTACCGAGAAAAAATGAATCAAGGACCGCAGGGGGTAAGAATGGGTTTGGACTTTGGTATTTTACAGGAACAGTATCCAACCCCTAAAAAGGGTGTTTTTATATTTGAAGTTCGGGATGCTGAGACAGGAGAGCTTATAAACACCTGGGAAAAAGAGAATATCATTATTCTTGATGCCGGGATTCTTTCAGCTCGGCTTTTCCGTAACAGCCTTGACCCATCTGCAATTCAAAGCAATGGTTTGACAATGCTAGGTATTGGAACAGGGGCCACTGGAAATGTTTTGAATCCAGATGCACCTCAAAATACACAGCGGGCATTAAATACCGAGATTGGTCGTAAAGCCTTCTCCTCTGCCCAGTTTAGGAATGCTGCTGGTGTAGCGGTAGCCTACCCAACTAACATTGTAGATTTTACTACTGTGTTTGCTGCTGGGGAGGCTAACGGTGCTTGGAATGAAATGGGCTTGATGTGCACGGCTAGCTTGACTCCCGCTGTGACTAATCCTATTGTGGATCCTACTAGTCCAGCCAGTTACGATTCTACAATAGATGTTACTGGCTTTGACATTATGATAAACTACACTACTTTTGGAGTAGTTACAAAGACAGCAGGTATGACTATTGGAATAACCTGGCGGATTACATTTTAATGATATATAGCACACAGACTAACAGTTTGAAGGAATAGCAATGGCCACAAAAGATTATACAAAACATTATGATGGTCTTGATGATTTAGCTTGTGTTATAACCACACCTAACGATGTGACTCGAAACAATATGGTGGGTGACCGAGCCTTTCAAACAGTTGTTTCTGAGTCTGGAAAACCTGTTATAGATGCGGATTTGCAATTAGGACAGGATCTTATCCAGTGGAATAACGCCATGCTTCATAAATGGCAGGTCCCGTCTGGCTGGTTACGCGGCACAACACACTATTCCGTTTTAGATGACTACACTCTAGGGACTGCCCCTGGAGCAGTAACAGATGATTCCCCTACTGGGGGTTATATCGATCCTGCCTTCAACAAGCTCCTTAATGCAATAATACTACCACGTCTTGAAGCAGTTGTAGCGGGTAGACCTTTGGTTTTAGAGTACACTAATACAGCTACTGATGGCTACAACCTTATCACGTTGGAGCCACCTCAAGTTTCAGTCGGTGCTGTTACTGCTCAACGTACTGACTTTGTGTTTTTAGAGGCTTGGCTGGCTCTTGTAGCACCGAGTCCTAAGGCTTTTGGCACAGTACAGGTTGACAGTTTTGCTGATATCACAGTGGGTGACACCATTGTAGTTACCTCTTTGGGGCCTGTCTTAACCCTAACCGCAGTTGCAGGTGGTCCTGGTGTGGACGATTTCTTAATAGGTGGGGATAATGCCACAACAGCGGCTAATATTGCGTCAGCCATTAATAATATTGCAAACTCATTTGTAGGCATTGTTTCGGCAACCTCTTGGGATACAATTGTATCCATTGAAAGTGTTGATCCAGGAGTGGCTAGTAATGCTATTGGTTTGACGATTGTAGTTGTAGTTCCTGGTGCTATGGTAGTAACTTCAGGTGCTACTTTTATAGATGGTGATGACAGACCTAGCAAGCCGATTGACCAGAACTACATATACAGACATGGGAACACACAGTCTCCAGCAGCTACTTGGCTGTTAGACCAGATGACTGATGCCACTCTTAATGCGGAAACCTCTCAAAGGGTGCAACTCCAGTATCGTGTAAGATCAACTGGTGTGGCGGCTGGTGTCAACTATAAAACAAACCCAGATGGTTTTTCAACTCCGATAGCAGCAGGCCCTCCAGTAACAACTACAATTTTGGCCCAAGGGGGAGGGCCTTCTCCGGTGGCAACTTACAATTTTTTACCAGCAGACAACACTTCTACATCGGCGGGCTCTTCTGCGGTTGCTTATGGAATGGAAGACACTGGGCTATGGGTAGCTGGGAGCGGTACTAAAACGGATGCAGAAGCTTTGGGCACTTTGGATGGTTTTGTGTATGCAATACCTCTTTGTTTTGTACATAGACATAATGACTCATCTGATGCCACAGTAGTAGGAGCTAAGGGGTTCCTATCAAGCCTTAATGCAAATGCGGCACCCACCTATAACCATGCTGCTTATACAGGTGACTTAGGTGTTCTTGTCCCTACAACGGTTTCAGATCGTCCAGACGGTCATTTCAGCGATGTGGTAGATATTACAAATGTTTTGGATTTGAGGCGTCATGTTTCAATGTCTGGACTGGACACAGCAAGAGAATTGCAGTATCAGATTCAGTCTCTATTAGATGGCACTAATCACACATGGTCAGTAAACACTGAGGATAAGCAGGCATTGGGCGTTTCGGGTGATGTTTCAACACAGTATCTTATTTGTAATGAGATAGGCAGGGACACTGCTCATGGTGGGGATAACATTGTCTCAGGGACAACAGGACGTGGAGAGTGTATTAGGAACTTTGACCATATTGCACGCCGATTTGGAGATCAAGGTGTTGTGGAACGTGTTGTCTTTGCTTTCTATCCAGGAGACAGATCAGCGGGTGCTGTAGTAGCACCGGGACTTGTAAACTTAGGTAAGTATGTTACCAAAGTAGGATCAACAACCAATTGGTCTGAGGGGGATGAGTTACACCTTGACCTTACAGAATTTGATGCTACTACTTTAGGTGGTATTTTCCAAGGGCTTGATGGTGGCGGTGCTTCTTATGCACCTGGATTCACGCCCTCTGTCGATTATTTTATGCCTGATGGTGCAGTGATAACAGATGTGCTTTCTATGTACCATGATGATGGGCAGACTGCAGCCAGTGTAGACCAACAAGTACAAGCTTCTCAGATATTTGGTCTTGGAACAAGACATCTGCAAGTTATACTAGACTATAACGACATACTAGTAAATGGTGGTATTGTTGGTGACCCAGACTATACTCTAGTTGAAGATTTGGCCGTGACAGCAGGGTCTCCCCGCCGTATCTTTTTAGAGGTTGAGATCACATATCCTATTGGTGTAGGTGCTACAGACACCCCTGATTTAGAAGTGACTCCTGACCCCACTTTTTATGATGGGGCATGGGCTACAGGGGAATCGGCTGGCCCCGGAGCTTCTATTACAAATGAAGCATGGCTGCGACCCACAGATTATGAGCTTTTAACAGCACCTGCTTTTAGAGAAGGCTTCCGTGAGATATACATGGATTATGTAGCTAATGATACTATAGATCAACTTCTACCTCTCCCGGCTGACCGTGTAGGGGCTGTTACATTTGAATATATTGTCAGTAGAAACTCAACGGAACTATACTATCCCCGTAGGGTTTATGAAGATGGTGTGGTACAACCTGTTATTGTCCAAGATATGGCAGGAGGCGGTATTGGCGTACCAGCTCCTGTGCTTGTAGCTTCAACAGAGTATGGAAGCTCATCAAGAAAAGTTGTTCTTCAGGCACCGATGGCAGCTCTAGGCCAGTCTTTATGTAAAATTGAGTACTTCGCACAAGACCCCATACCTAATTTTGAAGACCCCGGTTATCAGATTAGTGTTTACTACAGGTCTAATGCACCTCAAACAGCTGGAACCCAAAGTGGAGGGATAACCTTACCTACTAATGGGGTTCTTCCAGTTACCTTGAATGTGGAACCTCTTTATATGAACCCTTCTGTTTGGACTAACCAAATAGGTTCGGGGTCTCAGGACAGAGCTTTCCCCTATGGACAGCCTGGAGATCAGATCCCAATTTTTGAAGGACTACCAGCACCATCGCCTTTACTAAAGGAATGGTTTTACTGTGCGACTGCAAATGTAGCAGTTGCAGACTTTAATGCTGATACTGGTATGCTGAAGCTGACACCTTTTGTGGATGCTGATACTCAAACTGTATTGCAGTTTGGAGGTGCCGGTGCAGGAGAGGTGCCTAGAGTAGACGGAGAACTTCGTGCCTTATATCCGTTTGCAAAAGATGATGTTTATAGGCCCACAGTTATGGCCCAGCCCCTTTACGGAGCTGTAAGACATAAGGTTATATATCCTTTCTTGGCCCGTATTGTAGAAGAGACTGCTAATCCTATAGATGGATTGCTCTTCCGTAAAAATGAGGTTGTCCTCGTAGTTCTAAGCCGTCATGCTGCTTTGGATGATGAAAACAATGTCCTTTTCACAGATGCTGGAAACACAACTTGTGCGGCTGTTTACCGTACACGGAATTTGCTGATGGTGGTTGGTGATAAATCCACTAACCCATAAGGGAGCTTTGCAATGCCCACAACGAAAAATCCTGGTCTTATTGTTTCTGGTCCTGGTAAAACAGTTCTAGGACAAACAGATAGTTTATCACTACTTGGACTTGTAGCACCCTTACTAATGGGCACAGGGGCCTATACACCCCCTGGAGGCTCACCTGTTGCAGGCATACCCACATTACCTGCGGATACTGCAGTAGCGAGTGCGGAACTGCTGGCCTCACATATTAACAGTACAATAGATGCTCATGCTGCTGTGGCTATTAATGTAGACGGATACCCAACTTTGATTCTCTCAGGGAATGTAGAAGGTGCTATAAATGAGTTAATGGGTACCATAGCATCAGAACCCCCCAAGATAGGACAGCACTTTGCACACATGCCAAATATGTCAGGAATCCCTGACTGGGGGCAGCTTAGACTAGTAAACACACCCTACCCTGATAAACTGGCTCCTCCAAACAGTACTGAAACAGGTGCTAATGTCTATCCTTATTATTGGGCTCAGCCTACTCCAACAGAAGATCCCGAGTTTACATTACTGGGTGAAGATCCTGCTACTGATACCATTTGGAACCATGTGATAACTATGCCTGTAGGAGAACAGCCTATTACTCAGGGTGTTCAGGCAGGTGCTTTTACAGCGACATCCGCTAATGTAATAAGAACTCGTTTGTGGCTAGAACCTGCGGCGGGTCCTGACTCAGCTTTCTGTTTGTCTGGGATTGTCTATCCAGCAGATAGAGGTGTGCTGGCTTTATTACACTGGCCTGATTTTGATGCAGGTGGGACCTTTCTAGGCCAAACACTTGAAAACCGTTGCTGGGCAGCCTTGTTATTAGGTCAGGGGATTTATAAGGACCCAACTGATTTATTATGTTCTGGTGTTTGTGATGGTGACCCAGGTGGGATCTTCTCAGTGGGTACTGACGTTAGTGGAGAATATGACCCCCTAGCCTTCCCAGGACGAGCTACAGGGCAGTACAACTTAGACGAATTACATACAGGTCTTTCTGTTATTGATGGCACTGTGGTTTCTCCTTTGGGCACACAACGGGCGGTGTCTGATGTGGTTCCTGGTAGTGGCCAGGTACGTTTGGGAACTGTTGTTAGTGCTGGTGAGGCGGACCCAACAACTTATGGCATCCCAATTTTAGGGGCTACTAGCAACGCTTACAATCCTGTACCACCGACAGATGGTGTCTTGTTGCAAATGTTACTGGGAAATGCAGCAGTAGCTCTTCCTGCAGGGCCCACTGAGTATAACTTCTTCCAGTACCGGCTTCCTTATTTGGATGACTACTCAATAGCTACAGGGCTTAAACACACTCCCCGAGGAACAAGTGTCGCTGACTCAAGAGAGACAGGCAGGTTCTTTCAAATAGTAGCACCTTATACGGTTGATGCAACTCGTATGACTGATGAAGGAGGTGGGTGGTGGAT